AAGCCATCCGGGGCGGCGGCGGGGGGCCGGGAGGGGGGTTGCCCCTGGGCGTTTCCGCAGGTCAGGGGCCTGCGGGCGTCCAGCATCGTCGCAGGTCAGGGCATGTTTCCGCCCGCCAGCAAACCCCGCGGTCACCCGTTGCCGGGTCGCATCGCCGCAGGTCACAGGCCCGAGCGTCGGGTGCATATGCGCTGGTCAGAGGCCCGCGCAAACACACGCCTCGTGCTCGCACGCCCGTTCGATCAGAGCAGGTCTGATGGGTGAGTGCGCTTCGGCCGAAGATGCCGAGCCCGACCGGCCTTCGCTTCGGCTTGGGTCTTGGGTTGATGGCAAGCCTCGCACAGGGTTACGAGGTTGTCGAGGTCGTCGGGTCCGCCGGTTGCCCGGTTGTGGATGTGGTCGGCGTGTAGGTCCCCCTTGTACTGCCGCCCCTGGTATCCGCATCCCTGGCATGTCCATTGGTCCCGCTGGAAGCATGCCTGTTGCAGTTTGTAGGGGACTGAGCGTCCGGGTTTGTTGGTCCAGGTCATTGGAGTGGGGTTGTGTGTGGGGTCCAGTGTGTGCGTGTGCCGTGTTCCCATGCGCGTCGTGTGTGTGTGGTGCGTCGGCGTGTGATCACGGGCTGTTGGTCTGCGTGGTCGATCAGGGATGGGCGTGTGTATGAGACTTGGTGTTTGTGTCTGCGTGCCCACCATGTGATGCCTTGGTCGATGGGGTATCCGTGTGGGTAGCGGAAGGGCAGCAGGTTGGTGTGGATGCATACGGCTACTGCGTGGAGTAGGTGGCGGCTGGTGATCCACGGTGTGTTGGTGGTGTTGATGGTGTGTTGTATGGCGGGTTGCCAGTGTGTGGGGTGGCTGGTGCCGAGGTAGAGGCTGACGATGGGTGTGGGTGCGACTGTGAGTGCTTGGGTGAGCTGCTCGCGGAAGTTGTTGCAGGGGACGGCGTCGTCTTCGAGTACCACAGTCCAGTCTGTGTCCTTGGCGGCGAGGTGGTTCCACACCTTTTGGTGGTTGCCCTCACATCCCAGTGTGCCGTCATCGACAGACACATAGTCTGCTTGTACCTTGTCGGCCAGGGTTTCTGCCATGTGGAGGCGTGAGGTGTGGCCGACGATGCCGATGGCGATCATGGTTGGTCCCAGTACGGTCCGGGGCAGAAGTCGTGTGGCCCGTTCCAGAACACTCCGTCTGCTCCCATCCCCGACCAGGCCGGCTCAACACCAGCGGCGCGCGCCCCGTACAGGTCGTACGAGACTGGCCCAGCGGCGGGTGTCAGGTTCTCGAAGTCGATGAGCAGGGCGCCGCGGTCGGGGTGAACCACAACGTTGATCAGACACGCATCGCAATGCCACCACCCTGCCTGGTGCAGGGCGGCGAGCATGTCCCAGAGCGGTTCAGCGTATCGGCGTGACCATTCTGGGTTGAGGTTGAGGATCGGTGTGCAGCGTTCCACTTCGATCCACATGGGGCCGTAGTCGAGGAGTTTTGGTGTGGCCCATGGGAGTGTGCGGTAGGCGTGGAGTTCTTTGGCCCAGGAGCGGGCTTCGATGAAGTCTTTGCGCACCACCCGGCGGTGGGTGGTGATGGTTGAGAGGCCCATCTTATTTGTGGCGGAAGAAGCTCCACGCGTTGCGCTCGTTGGCTTTGAATGTGGTGACGATCCGCGGCCCGTAGTGCAAGTGGTGTGCGTGTTTGGTCCAGGCGATGTAGTTGAGGGTGGCCATGTCGCCGATGAGGGTTCCGGGGGTGTCGTGTTTGTGCCAGATGCGGGTCAGTTGGTCTTGGTGGTCGGCGATCATGTCGTGGGCGAATGCCATGACCGTGTCTCTGTCGCCGCCGACGACACCGGCGTTGAGGAGTTGGTGGTGTGCGTGGTCGGTGATGAAGTCTTGGAGGTGTTTGGGTTGGTGGTTTTCCCGCATCCAGTCGATGCCGATGACGGTGGGTTCGTGTCCGACGTAGAGGGTGTCGGGTTGCATGTGGTTCCACGGGGTGTGGAGCATTTCGACGTCGGTGCCGTCTACGCACCACACCCATTTCACGTCGGGGTGGTTGCGGAGCCATTGGTAGTACAGGTACCAGCGGGCGAAGTATGGGTTTTCCACAGGGGCGGTGACCTGTTCGAAGGTGGCGCCGTCGCGTTGGAGGGGGTTGTCGCACAGCACGACCGGCTCCCCATCTTGGATGGAGGTGAGGAGCGTTTCGAGCAGTTTCACGTCTGGCTGCATCCGCTGTGACCGTTGCGGGTCGGGGTTGTTGGACAGCAGGCAGGTGAGAACAATGTTGCGGTCCGGTGTGACGATCGGAATGTGGTGCCGGGATGTGTAGTGGTGCTGCCAGTACAGTTCGGCGTTGCGTTTCTCGGCGGCTTTGCGTTCCTCGGTGGGGACGGAGCGTTGCACTTCGCGGTGTTCATCCATGGAGTGGATGAGTTTGTCGGATCCGCACACGTCGCCGTAGCGGAACGAGGTGAGGCCGGCGTTGAAGATGCGGTCGGACCACGAGGGGTGTTCCCATCCCCATCCGCCGTATTCGGGGTCCAGGCCGCCGACAGTGTCGATGACGGTGCGGTGTACGTAGATCATGCAGCCCCTGGCGCCGGTCAACGCGAAGTGGGTGCCGTCGTCGAAGATTTTCGTGACGTCGTTCAGTTGCTTCGATTTGTCCGCCCAGTCCAGGAACTGGTACATGAGGTGGGGTTCGGGTGAATCGATGTACGGCTGGTGCCAGTCGTCGACGATCGGGTAGCAGTCGTCGTCGAACAGGAAGATGTGTTCGCAGCCGGCGAGCAGTTCCATGCATTTGTTTTTGGCGCGTGCAATGCCGGCGCGTTCTTCGAACCGGTGGGTGGCGTCGGGGAACGGTTCGTCGCTGGCGTCGTCAACAATGACGATGCGGGCGGCCGGTGTGTGTCGGCGGATCCGTTCGATGGTGTGTTCGGCGACGTCGCGGCGGTTGCGGGTGGTGACACCGACACCGATGGATTGTGTGGAGGCGGGCACATAGAGTTGCCCGTCAACGGTCACGTGCGGCATCTATTCGGGGTCGCATTCGGGGCACAGGTCGTAACGCAGCCGTGCGCCGCAGTATTCACAGTGCACGATCATGTTTCGTCGATGGACAGTGTCCAGCCGGTGGGGCGTGTGGTGACAGCGATGGTGGTGTTGGGTTGCTGCTTGCCGACCATCGCGAGGGTCGCCACCTTCGCCAACGTGAGCATGATCGCCTGCATGTACGGTTCGGGTTCATCAATCCCACCCAAATGCTGCTTCAGTGTCTCGATGTCGGGGGGTGTGGTGGTCCATGTTCCCGGATCGGCGTCCATCAACGTTTTGTCGTCGATGGTGATGCGAATATTCGTCACTGGACGTCCTTGGCGATCCGCTGAGTCAGCTCGAACGGCCATCCAGTGAGCCGCATCGGAACCTTCACGTCAAAGACTTCCGCCAGTCCGGCGGTTCCAATCGCGGCGGTCTGACCTGCATACCGAATCGCATGGTCTGCGTTCTCAGGCACGTTACTCACTTCACCTTGTGTGGGCATTGGGTTTCGCGGCGTGACAGGCCAGCAATGATGCCCGCACCATTCACAACCGCCGTATCGGTCTTGTCGATCGTCAAATCAAACAACGGATCCCGCCGCTGCGGATCACAGCGGCAATGCACATGGACCGTGCGAACCCCGTCAGGGGCTTCCGCGGCGGCCTGACGCAACTGCTGCAACTCGGCACGCGGAACCAGCTCGAAAGCGGTCTCCAGCAAGTGCACGAGCGCTTCGGCATAGATTTTCGCCGATTCCCCCACCAGTTCCTCAGCCTGCTCCGGTGACATACCCGTCACCCGAAACCCCGGTACCGGGATCACCCGCGAAGGGGTGGTGTCGTCGCCGGGGTGCAGCAGACCTTTCGGGAACATTTCCGCGAGCAGATTCACAGCGGCTTGATTCATCCCCGCAGGCACCACCAGATGCGCGTGAGCAGTGATGGTGGCCGGTACAGGCCGGTGTGTTCCCACGGCTCAGGGTCCGTGACAGTCAGTGATCGGCGGGTCCAGGGTGGGGTGGCTTCGATGCGGTCCAGGATCAGCTGGGAGACGCTGCCCGTGTACAAGCGGGTTTCGTCTTTGGGTGGGTCCAACCGTCGGGAGGTGGCGATGAGGCGGCGTGCGAGGCGTCGCATGATCCGGGCCGCGCGGCGTTTCATTCCGGCCTGCCACCGATCGTGCCGGCGCCGTCCTGCAAGTTGATGCGCCACGACTCTGGATCGATATCGTTCGGGAGTCGACAAGCCTTGCTGCACGCCGAGAAACGAACCTTGCCGCAAGGCTCCGGGCAACACCTCAAATGCAGAAGCGGCATCGTCAGGACCCCTGAGGGCCGATACCCTTCACTTCGATGTACTGCGCGTCCTGCGAATCAGGCAGCGAGTACGTCGCCACATTGTTGACGACAGTGGACGGGCCTTTGACGCCGCGTGCGTCGAGTTCCTGCGCGATCATCGCGCGGATACCGTCCTCGAAAACCTTCGCGGCAGCTTTACCGATCTCGGTGAAGTCAGACATAGTTGGTGCTATCTCTCCTGGTGTGTGGATCTCGGCAACCGGTCAAGCAGGCGATCCAACTGCTGCTCAGCCACATATATCCGTTGAGGGTTTCCGTCCTCGCGGGCCTGCCGCAACGCACAGAGGGCCAAGGTGATCTTGGCGGTGAGTGGTGTTGGCGGTGTGAAGGTAGGCAACGGAGATCACCTCCCGAAATGCGAAACGCCCCGGTAGGTTCCGGGGCGTTCGGGCTGACGTGTTTTGGGGACACGTATAGCGCTCACCAAAAACTGTACCTGCAATTTAATTCCTTGCAAGCGCAGAATGGCAGTTACCGTTACATTTCTTTGTTTCGAATGGTGTAGTCCTGGAACGCCTCCGCAATGTCGGCATCACGTTCCCCGTCTGGCTTCCTCTCCACCGCGTTTCAACCGTTGCCGTCAACGATGACTACGCGGGTGACGACGGTGTGTCAGCCATCTACGGTGATTCCTTCGGGTAGGTCGAATCCGAGCAGCTTGCACAAGAAGAGAAACTGTTCGGGCGGCCAGATGGTGCGGCACACCAAACATGTGCAGCCCGTGGACGTGATCAGTTGTAGGGCGGGGACCCTCACGTTCTCCCCGGCGTTGTCACGCCTATAGGTGTGGGTGGCGTTGCAGTTCGGGCACGGAGCCGACACATGCTTCACATGCACCGGATTGAACAACCGGTCGATGTCAGCACACCAGGAGCGGATGACGCTGGTCATCTTCTCCAAGTGTTTCGTGTCTTGCGGCCGCCATGATTGTTCCTGCAGGAAACGGAGGCGGGCGACGGTGGCTGGGACGCCTTTGTAGCCGGGTTGCCACACCGACACCATCAGATCAATGTCCTGGAGGAGGACGAGGGCGTCGGTCCACAAGGGTGGTTTCGATTTGGAGCCGCCGCCGTTGCCGGTTTGGGCTTGTTCCCCGCCGACTGCGTCGAACAGTTGCATGTACAGGCTGGGGGCGTACAGCATGTTGCCGTTGTGGAGGGTTGGGATGGGGTCGATGAACTCGTTGATGGTGTTCTGGAATTCTGCGCGCGCGGCGGGAAGGTTGCCTTCGTCGTGAGGTTGGGTCACCTGTTCTCCTCCTGGTTAGGTTCAGACTGCACAACCGACCCGACATCGACCTTCTCGCAAAGGTCCTCGATGCTGTCGTACCCGAGGTTCACTGCCGCGTGATTAAGCGCTGCGGCGCGGCGTTCAATACCTCGCCGGCGCACTTCCAGATCCGCGGCATAGGCGGCTCGCTCTTCCTCGGTTGGTGGCGGGCCGAACATCTCCATGTACCCGACGTGGCCGGGACATTCATCGAGTTTGTCCCAGCAGATGCGGCACCAGTTGTTTCGGACGTCGTTCTCCAGTTCAAAGGCGGCCATTGCGAGCAGCACGTCAGTCATCGTTTGTGGTGTCCTTTGCAGTCGGTGGAATGCTCGGCACGGGGCTGGAAACACGCCGGGCAAACAGGGCTCTCAACGAGGAACCTTGCCTGAGAAGCAAGGATCACAGACAAGGTCATGACAACACCCACACGGATTCGACGTCGTCGGCGTTGAAGTCCAGCGGTCGGGGCACCATGTTCGTCCACTCGTAGGACTTGACGCCGTACTCGTCTCGTTTGACGGTGAACTCGTCGGCTTTCGCGACGATGGAAGTTCCGGACTTGTAGTTGATCTGAATTTTGGCCATCAGGGTTGGTCCTTTGTGTTGAGTAGTTGTGCGATGGCGATCAGGGCGTGGACCTGAGCCGCCTGGTAATCCCCCGCGGCGGCTTCCTCTTTGGCCCGGTCAATGTGATCGGCAGGGGACACGATCTTGCGGCCGCTCAAAAGGGAGGAGCCCAGGCGTCGATCAGGACATCAAACGCAGCATCCGCCATACGACGCCACGCGTCCTTATCCTGCTCTGACAGGGTGTCCCAGGGGAACATGCGGCCCGATGCGGTTGTTTCGCAGATGGCTTGGGCGCAGCGTTCAACCAACGCGGCACGCTCTGGGGAAGTCATGCTGTTCCTTTCGTGAGCCATTCCGCCCACCCCCGATCCACCCGTGCGGGTGCCGGTGTGGTGTCCGGGATGATGTGAATATCCGTATGCCCCGTGTTGATCGAGTGCTTGTCGGCCTTGTCCCTGCCGCAGTCTTCGCACGGCTGGTCCCAGACACGGTTGCACTCCCTGCAATGAACCTGAATCACCGCGGAACCTCCCGCCATTCCCGGAACATGAACGTCCACATCGATTCCCGGTACGGTGCCGGTCGTCCTGCGTAGGAGATGGCTTTCGCAAGCACGTGTTCCTCGCCGATCGCGGTGATCTCGATGATCGTTTCGCCGCGTCCTTCGTCGCCGGCGAGTCGGGTTCCGACTGTCCAGCCGTTGCGGCGTGCGGTCTCTGCGTCGCTCATGCCTCGCTCCATCCCGACACCCAGCGGGATTCAATACCGGTCAATCTGCCTGAACCGGGATCATCGACACCGGGAGGGAAAACCACGTAGGAGCGCATCGCAATCTCAGCGTTCACACGTGTTCCGTGGATGGTCCCGCCACCGGACTCGTGTCGTGCGATGTACTCAGGCCTGAGTCCTCCGAGGGCTTTGTCGATTTCCTCGGCCTGATGCTGCTCATGCGCGCTCTCGCCGGGACCGGACCAACCGCACGTGCAGAACTCGTGCCGGGAGTACTCGGCACCACACGAGGCACCGTTGTACTCGTGCCCACGCAGCACCTCGGCGATCACGTTCTGGGCTTCGCTACTCACGGCGCGCTCCTCAATAGCATCCACTCGGTTTCGATGTACCACTCGCTGTCTGGGTCATAGCGGTACTGAATCGAGGGAACGTGGGTTAGGGCCAGCCGCGCCTCAATCCCCCCCACTGTCAAGGTGACGTACGGGATGGGCTTATCGAAGCGCTGCTCCTGAATCCACCAGAACAGCGGATTACTCTTCGGGATGTTCATCCGGACGAGATTGTCAGGCGACGCGTCGAGGGATAACACCTCGTGCGCGGCGAGGGCTTCTGTGAGTACAGCACGCAACTCGGGGTTGTTCATTCGTCGCCTTTCTCCAGCACATCGAGAACCCGTTCCAGAACAGTTGTGGACTGCTTGAAATCCCCGAACCCATCCGGCCGGATACCGTGATCAAGGATCGCCTGCGCCACCACTTTCCGATGCTGGGCCGCGTGCCAATCCTCCGGCGCCCAAACCTTGCGGGCGCTTCCCGAGTATTCGGTTTTCTGCACCCCGGTCTCGACATCGAAAGCGGTCCGGCCGTCACCGTGCAGGTACAGGTACTTGCGGCCGACTTTGGCTACCTTGTCCTCCCGCGTTTTTTCCCCGTACCGGGACTCGTTGTAGGAGGCTTCGACGATCACGGTGTCGCCGACTTTGAACTTGCTCATTCGTCGCCTTTCGGTTCTCGGTTTCTGTCTGTGAGCCGCCCGAAGTGGATGACCCGACCGGGCAGCGGCTTACCCGGACGAATCGTGTTGCTGCAGGGTTTGCCTTTGGGGGCTTTGCAGATGTCACACGACCTGCACGACACCGCCTCCTGGACACGCGGATCATCCGGGCTCGATACGAACATCGTCACCGCGACTCATCGTGGAACCCCAAGAAAAACTCGACATGCGCGGTGATGTCCGTCGCCCACCGCATCGCCTCACCCCACGTGTCGAACGAGCCAGAAAATTGGCCCTCCGGGGTGAACACGTTCCACATACGGATGTACTTGTAGAGGCTTCCGTCGCGCCGGCGAGCCAACCGAACCTTCCACTTGCCGGTCACTGTTCGTCTCCTGGTGTTGATTGCGGGGGCTGTGCGCCACGTGGAGCGACTTTCAGGGCACCCCGCGTGTCATCGGCGCTCACGACATCCGCACACGCGTCAGAGCGCCCGTAAGCCGCCAACTCCGCGGCCCGGACACGAGCCTCATGAAACGACGACCGGTCAGGCACGATCGATCGACTTCATCTCAGCGACCCGACCGACAGCGCGGACCAGCCGGCGCTCCAGCTCCGCGTCACGGGCATCCTCACGAGCTTCCCGTTCCGCCGGGGTCTCCCGCTCACACCGATCCCGACGAATCGCACGAGCAGCATCAACAAGATCCTTCGGCAACGGACGAAACCCATTCCCGTGATCGGAGTACATCTTCGTCACCCCAGCCAGCACGTCGGCCTGGTTGAACTTCCACAGTTCGATCTGCTCAGCCCACGCCTCAACGGTGGCGCGGTTCGGCTGCGGAAACCACGGATCGTAAGCAGCGCACTTCGCAAGAGCATTGGCCGCGATCTGATAAGAGTCGCTCATTATCCGATTGCCTTTCTCTGGTCAGGGTTTCCGAGGCCAGCCCATCCGAGGACTTTCGCTTCGCCAGCGGTGAGGTTGCTTGATCGAGACGACTTGATGACATCTCCGAGGACTGTTGGGAGGTATTCGGGGAGGTTGCAGTTAGGCCTTCGTTCCCATTCGCGCAGGGCTTCCCGGATAAGGGCGTCCGGTTGTCCTTCGCGGGTGAGCTTCTCAACCTGGACTGCCAGCCGGTCCACAGTGACTTTCGGATAGGTGTTGCTTCCAAGCTCTTGACGGACGACGGTCTTGGATGCGGAGGATGGTTGCGGTTTTGAGGGCTTGTTGACGAGTTCGATTGAGGCTGGCGCGGTACCGACGACGACGGGTGGTGAGTCGTATGGTCCGGGCGGCGGCTCGGGTGGAAGTGGGACTTCCTCGTCCCCTGCTCCCCTGCTCCCTTTCCCCTGTTCCCCTGTTCCCCTGTTCCCCTGTTCGTGGGTGAGACTCTCGTGAGGGTCTCCAGAGGAACTCTGGAGGGACACTGCCGTGTTAACCATATCCGCTGGTGGGAGTGGATATTTGTGGCCAAGACTGGGGTGATTCACCCGCTGATGCTGTTTCCACTTGGTGATGTACAGCAGATCCTTGAGATTTCCGTTGTGGACGGCTTTATAGCGGGTCACCTGTCCACCGCTGGCTAGTCTCTCCAGATCTTCAGTGACTCTCTTGAGGGTCTCTAGAGGTTCGCTGGCGAATTCATCGGCGTACAGATCGGCAACGATGGAGACGAGTTTGTCTGCGCCAACACCGTTGTCATCTACATACGACCACAATCCGATGAACGTGAGCCGGGTCGAGATAGGCAGTTTGGCGATGTCGTCGGATCGCCAGAACTCAGGCTTGATGGAGCGGATACGCATCTAGTCCTCCGTTTCGCGGTTCGGGCAGTCCGGGTGGTGAAACTGCGTTTTCGGGTGCCAGCCGCAGTCGGGGCAGCGCTGCATCGCGATCAGCTCGCGGCGGCTGAACAGCAGGCGGATCCGCGGGTCGCTCATCGCTCGTCGTCCTCGGGCGGTTCGTATCCGGGGCAGGTGCAGGGGCACCGGCCGTCGTGGTGCGGGCAGCCGCACAGCGCGCAATCAGGCATTGGCGAGCTCCAGCAGCACGTCGGCGTGGCATGGCTGGTCGAGCGGGCACCAGCACACGAGGTCGTGGCCACGAAGCTCTGTGATCGCATCGCGCGGATAGTCCGGGATGTCGTCGAATCGATCCCACCGTCCCGTGACGAGGCCGTGAAAATCGCTCGTAGCCATCCGGCGCCACTCGCCCGGCTGGTCTGCGTACTCGGGATAGTCCGTGCGGTAAATATCGAGGGCGTACGGGTTGCCCCACTTGGTGGGTCGCCCGACGTAGATCGCGCCTTCGGGCATGCGCCAGCCTTTGGTGCGGCGCCGCTGAATCCGCCTGGGCTGATGGGTGTGCGTGCAGTCGGGGCAGCACTTGCGGTGGCGTTCCCACTGGGCCTGGCAGCGGTCGTACGGGCCGGCGCATGCGCGGCAGGTCAGCATCACTGGTCGACCTCGGCGGTGTCCTGTGCGGGTTGCGGTTTCGGGACGGAGGGCCGTGGATGTCCCCACGCGGAACGGTGCATACGACGCGCACGGCGGAACCACAGCAGCGACTCGGCGGTCATGACGCGACTCCGAGTGATTCGGCGACGACGCCGACGAGGTCGCGCGCGGCCGGTGGGGTGACCGCGTTGCCTGCCTGGCGCACCTGCTCGCGCCGGTTCCCGAGGATCCGGTACTCGGCGGGGAAGTCCATGGCGCGGGCGATCTCTCGCGGCTCCAGCATGCGGAACAGGACATCCTCGACGTCGATCGTCGGGCGGCCGTGCAGCAGTGCGGGTGTCGGCCCGTTGGCCATCATCGTGCGCGCGGGCTCGGTGACCGGTGTGGACATCTGCCCATGATCGCCACGCGCGGTGTGGTGGCGCATCAGCAGCGCGTGCCGCTCCACCGTCGTGCACGTCGGCAGCGCCTCACGGGTGGGCACCACCCCGCCGTTGCCGTAGTAGGTCGTCACCAGGCCGTGGTGCGTGCCCGACGCGGTGACCGTGGCCAGCGGCTGATCAACCGGGCGGTGCTTGGACCCGCCACCGCGCAGCTCGGCTATGAACGCCAGACCCGTCTCGTTTCGAGTCGTCATCGTGCGCGCGGGCTGGTCGACCGGAACGGCCTGCTTTCCGTCGCGGCCTTCGACCGGCACCGCCAGGCCGAAGTGATTCCCCGACGCCGCCACGGTCTGCAACGGCACATCGACGCCGCGGACTCGGTACTCGTGGCGGTGCTCGGTGATGAACGGCGCCCAGTACCGCTCGATGCCGGCCCGGATGCGCGCCATCGTTTTTTCGGCCAGGGGTTTGTCCCGGTCGCCGATGCGCTGCCCCAGCAGTGACCAGTCGATGATCTCGGCGGCCGGACGGAACAGCGGCTCCAAGACCTGGTTGCGGCACGTGGTCGACGGGCACCGGTACACGTACTGGGCGCGGTAGCGGCCCCATGGGGCCCGCTCCGGCCGCTTCCACGACTGCATCACGCGGACCCGCCCGCACGTCGGGCACACCGCCCGGGGCCGCGTCAGCCGGTCAACATCGGGACGCTGGTTGCCCTTGCGCCAGAACACCACGTACATGCGGTCCCGTGACTGCGGCGCCCCCGGCCCGAACGCCTGCGCGTGCATCGAGTTCAGGAACACGATGTGGTGCTCGTAGCCCAGCGAGTCCATGGCCATCAGCCACGCCTGGAACGGCTGCCAGTGCCACGCGTCCACGACGTTCTCGACGATGACGGCCTGGTAGCGGTGCGCCTCGGCGAACCGGGGCACGTCCCACATCGTGGCGCGGGACCGCTCGGCCGCCGCGTCGGGCAGCACCTCGCCGAACAGATCGGGCTGCGAGTCGACGCGCTTACGTCCCTTGGCCACCGAGTGATTCGTGCACTCCGGGCTCGCCCACAGGATGTCGGTGCGCGGGAACCGGCGCGGGTCGATCTGCGACAGATCGGCGCACACATGGTCGGCGTCCGGGTGGTTCGTGTTGTGCGTCTCGACGGCCAGGTCCCAGTGGTTCGACGCGACGCGAACCTCCACACCGGGGATCTCGATCGCACCGGTACTCGAACCACCAGCGCCGCAGAACAGATCGGTGAGAGTCAGCATCAGGCACCCCCGGCGAACTCGTGACCCTCGTGCTGTTCGCACACCAGGTGTTCGTCGATTGGGTAGGCCTTGTCGCTGCCGCACACCTCGCAGCGCTGGCAGTCTGGGCAGAGCAGCTCGACGAGCTGGTAGCGCTGACCCATGCGCCCACCGCCGAAGTCAATGAGTTCACCAGTCGGCGCCGACCGCCCGAACCAATCGGCCGCGTCGAGCACGTGGTCGATGGCGCCGCCCGGGTCGCTATAGGCGCTGAAATCGCCGTAGTCGGTTTCGATGTAGCCGCACTTGGTGCAACGTGCCCGGTGAAACGTGACCTCGGCGCTCATCGGGTAGCGGGGCGCGCCCAGGTCGGGTGCTTCGCCGAGGGGTTCCAGCCCATCCTCTGTTGCGTTCATAGCAGGGTCATCTCCGTCTGGTCGTCGAACTTGCGGCATCGCGTCACAGGTTCCCGTGAACCCAATGGGCACGTCAGGCAAGATGGTCGTTCTCCTCTTTCTGCGCCTTCGAATCCGGGGCACAAACAGATCGTGTAGGTGTTCATGTCGTCCCGGTTGACACCCATGCGGACCCGGCACTGGGGGGCATGAGAAGACCTGGGATGGTCACACAACAGACAGTCGGTCACTGGTGGCCTCTTCTGGGATGTGTGCCCGGTGGTCGGCGAAGGCGTGGTGCCGGCGGATGAATGCCTGCGCTTGTTCTGTAGTGGGGAATTCGGCGGTGATGGGGCAGCCTTTGGTGCGGCTGCATTCCGCGCAGACAACGGTGATCATGGGACCTGCCATCATTGGGCTGCCTCCACAGGGTTAGGGATTCGGTAAACAAGCCCGTCGTCGTCGAGCAACACCCAGTTGCCCCTGTAGAGGACGGGAACAGTGATAGGGGACTGGGATTGACGAACAAGCCACCCGTCAGCGAACGCCTGCGTCCGATAGGACTCCGCCCAACGATGACAGGCACCGCATGCCCACAGCCCGTTGGACGCCAGATTGGTGTCATCGCGGCGAGATCCGCCAAGACCACGGGGCCTGCGATGGTGTGCAGTAGCGTCTGAGGCATACTCGTTGCAGCGTTCACACCGCCCTTGGGCGCGGGTCCAGATCAGTTCCTTGGTTTCCGGGGAGAACCCCGTATACCGGCGACTCACGCAGTCATCCCGGGGTACTGGTCCCAGGTGCGGCCATCAAGCTCGCGGCCGGCAGCCTTCTTGCCGACGCGGAGCATCGCGCACCAGTGACCGCCGTTGACGTTCCACATCCCGTCGTCGTCGATGCTGCGGCCGGTCTCACTCTGGACATACCGGTCAGGCGTGATATCGCCGTCGCTCGGCACCACTGGCCGGTACTGGCCGTGCTGCTTAAACAGGAACGGCACACCGGCCGCCTGGCATTGGTCGCGGAGTGACCGCGCCCAGTCGGGGTGCATCGGCCGGGCACTGGGTCCGCTCTCGCCGCCGACGATCACCCAGTCGAGTTGGCTGCCCCAGAATGGCGCGCCACCGGTGGGCGTGGTGTACAGGTCGATCGCGCCGAGAAGTGGTTCCGCGCTGATGAACCGGATAGCGGCCGGGGTGTCGAGCAGCGCGGGGATACGGACGTCGGCCCACTTCTGATCCTCGGTCGACACGCCGAGCCACACGTTCGGCAGCGGCCACGCAATGTCGTCGGCTCCGCAGACCCGTGCCGCAAAGTCGTGCTCGTTGAGCAGTGACCTCATCCGGCCATGCCGTTTCGTGAGTACCTGGAATGTGTGCTGCGGTGCGCGGGCCATGACGGCGAACACCCCGGCGATGTACTGGTCGGGCACCTGGTCGTGGAACAGGTCGGCCATGCTGTTCACGAAGATCTTGCGCGGCTTCCGCCACCGCAACGGCTGATCGAGCTTGTCAGGGCGGAGCTGGACATCGAAACCGTTCTCGAAGTAGTGCCCAGGTGTGCCGCGCCATCGTTCCGCGAACGTCTTGGCGTAGCAGTGGTCACACCCCGGAGAGACCTCGGTGCACCCTGTGACGGGATTCCATGTGGCGTCGGTCCACTCGATGCCGGTGTTGTCGCTCACTGTTCTGCTCTTTTCATTTCGCGGGCCAGGTCGGTGATCAGATCGCCCAGCACCGTGGAATTCCCGTCCCGGTCCACTGTCGGGGCCACGGTGAGTTTGTGGCCGGCGACTTCGTCATACAGCGACTTGAGTTCTTCGCGGGTTTCCGCGGCCAGGGCTTGTTTGCGGTACTCCGCGACCGTCGGGATGCGTGCCCCATCGGACAACCAGTCCCGGATCTGGTGGGCGAACTCCTCCCCCGGCATCGGCACAACAGCCTTGGCCAGGGTGTGGATTCGGGACTTCACCACCGTGAGCGTGTTGTCGTGATCCAGGTCGCCGACAACGTCGAACTCATACTCGATTCCGTCGCGCTGTTCCGGCTTCATGCCCACCTTGCGAGGGGTTTTCTTGCCGCGCTCGTTCTCTTCGATGACGTACTCGGTTTTTGATCGCATGGTGACGATGACGTGGCCGGGATAGGACACCAGGGCGTCGATCATGCGTCGTTCGTCGGGTCGGACTTCTTTCCACCCGGCGAACGTGTTGCCCCGTACGGCGTGCCTGTCGGCTTGTTCGAGCATGCCGTCGACGCCCATCCAGTAGTGGGACAGGGAGTCGACGATGACGCAGCCGTACTCGCCACCAGCTGCCAATCCGAGCAGTTCCACGAGGGACAGGGGTGAGAAGCTGTCGGGTTGGACGGTGTCGAACTGCCAGCCGTTGAGCCCCACGTATTTTGAGGCGGATCCGCGTTCGGTGTCGATGACCGCGACCCGGTCGGCGAGAGCTGTGCCCAATGCGAGCGCGGTGTAGGTTTTGCCGCTGCCGCTAGGACCGGATAGGGCGATGCGGGCGTAGGACGCTTCTCGGGTTGCGGGTTTGAAGGTGAGGCTCATTCGGTCACCTCCGCAGCAGCAGCGGCGGCAGCGGCCATCGCGGCGTCCAACGTTTCCTCATACCCCCACGCCAAAACCCGCGCACACGTGTTGTCCTCAACAGACCAACGGAAATCACCCGCCACATCGGACGGATTGATCCACGCGTTGCGCCGATCACCGGGGAGTTCTGCACGCCACCTGCCGGGGCCAACAAAACCGGTGAACCATTCCCACGTGAGGGTCTGGGTTTCGGTGCTCATGCTGTCCACCTGTCCGCCAGTCGGATCGAGGCCCCAAGAACCCGATCCGCAATCTCAATCACCGCGCCCTGAACCCTCTTGTTATTCGGAGCAAGGTTCATCAACCTGACGGCTTCCTCCAACGACCGATACATTTTCTGCACCGCTGGCCTGTCCGGTATCCAGGTCGTTTCTGTGAGCAGCTCGTCGAGGAGACAACGTCCGTCATCGAAAGCGGCTTGCGCGGCGGCGGGGCTTGGCTTCTTGCAGTCGAGCGCCGCTGCACCGGCTTTCACATTGTCGCCAACCTCGATGATTCGAGTGTCGAATGTTCGTGGTGACTTCCTCGTGTGGATCATGTTTCGTCCTTGTCTCGATATTCAGTGCAGTGGCAGCGTTCATGCCCAGCGGGGCCGTGGTAGTTGGTGGCGTCACAACCCGTGTCCCACCTGCCGCGGAAGCGGTCGAATGCGTAGCGGTGGAAAGACCGGTTATGGCCGCACACGCACATCACGAAGCCTCCAACCAGCGGAACTTCTTGACCAGAGCTCTGAACTCGGCAGCCTGCTTCTTCGACCACCCGTAACCAGGGAAATACTTTTCGACCGTTGTCCGGCTCACACCCAACGTGCGGGCAACCTCGTTATAGGGTGCGCCGTCATCAAGCAAATATTGGGCGAAATCTTTCTGCTCCTGGCTCAACGGAACAAACTGATCCGGCGACGCCAAACGGGCGTCACCAGCTGCCCTCACCCGAACCACCGTCCGATCCGAACAACCCACCACTTCCCCAATGTGCTTGGCGGAACACCTCTCACGAGTCATCGACAGAATCGTCTGCACCTGCTCTGGGGTGAGCCTGTTCCCGTTGCTCATGCCACCTGATCCTCACCGATCGCTTTGAGCAGAGGACGCCGTTCCCGCTCCGACAACCCACCGAACACCCCATAGTGCTCACGATTCGCCAACGCGAACTCCAAGCATTCGGCCCGCACCTCACACCGGGCGCAAATCCTCTTCGCCGGCTTCGCGCTCTCCCCCTTACCGGGGAAAAACATGTCCCCCACATCAACCTGGGCGCACAACGCTTTGTCCCGCCACGCATGCCGCCCCTCTTCTGCGGGAGCTAGCAGAAACGACAAGTCAGTCATGCGATGGCCCTTTCCATGCGGATGATGGACCGCCACTCAGCGCACTGTTTACGATCCCAACCCCGACCCGGGAACTTGGCGGCAAGGACACTGCGGGAACACCCAACAGTGTTCGCGGCCTCCGTGTACGACGCACCCTCCTCAAGGAGACGTGCAGCGACAGCCAACTTTTCAACAGGGATCGGATCCAAAGCACGCCCACGGGTGATGTTGTGTTTCCCCCTCACCCGGGTCACCGTGCGCGACGTGCACCCAATGTCGGTGGCGATCTGTTCGATAGACCATCCGTCCCACGTCAACGACACGATCCGTTCGATCTGCTCCGGGGTGAGTTTCTTCCAGGTGGTCATGCGACACCCCGATAGCGGCGGAGGAACGAAACCCACTCGATGGACTGCTCACGGGTCCAGCCCTGGCCGCGGAAGTGGGCGCTGATGGTGGACTGCCCAACACCCAGGGTGCGGGCCACTTCGTTCTGTGACGCCCCATCGGCGAGCATGCGGGCCGCTTCCGCCAGCACCTCGGCAGACAGTGCGGGTGGTTTGGGTTTAGCGACACCCGATTTCGCCCGCGCCCGCGACACCGTCCGTGTTGTGCAACCCAACTTGTCTGCGATCTGCGCGGCGGTCCAACCCAGCTGCGTCCACCACGCCACCTTCTCCACCTCGATCGGGGTGAGCACACGCCCGGTCATGCGCCCCACCTCTGCGCCCGTCGGCACTCATTCGAGCAGGTCTGCGCATACGTCCCCATAAACTCGCCGCCGCACTGCGTGCAGATCTTCAGGGACGGTTGTGACCGCAACGCATTCGCGGCGCGCTTCTTGCATTTCTGCGAGCAAAACCTTGCCCTGCGGGTGACCGGCTCGAACACCTCACCGCACTGCAAGCATTCCTTCTCCGTGAACCGTTCCGGTTTCACCGGGGGCAGTTCACCACGCTTGATGCGGGCACGTTCCTTCTCTGAGAAGCCGCCCCACACGCCGGCCTCGTTGTGTTGCAACGCGAATTCGAGGCATGGTGCTTGGACGGGGCAGGTCCAGCAGATGCGGCGGGCGGCGTCGTTGGTGTAGTGGCCGGATTCGTTGAGGAACCAAATGTCGCCGTCCTTGTGGGTGCAGCGCGCCCGTGAACGCCAGTCGTCGGTGTGGACTTCTGCCAGTTGGATGAACGGTGAGTTCGGCATTTACACCACCCCCTGGTTGGTGAGGTGCTGCGGGCAGTACACCGATTCGGCGGCGCCGACGAAGAACCCGGCCTGGTATGGGGTGAGGTCACTGTTGACGTAGATCTGTTGGGCGATAGTCCCCTCCGGGACACCAGCGTCGAGGAGAGCGCAAACTTTTTTGGCGGTGACGACGGCTTCCCGGTCGTTGTTGACGCCGCTGATGCCTTCGGATTCGATGACGGCGATGAACCGGTCATTGAGACTGTCCGCTCCTGCCTCTGGTGCGGCGAGGCCGGGGCCGATGATGCCCGCAGCGATCAGCAGCGGCATCGTCCACCAGTAGCGCCAGGACTTCTCGTTGCGCCTCATGCTGCGTCTCCCTCGGTGAGGTAGTCACGCAGCAACCCGACAACGGCGTCGCCGTTCATCTGCTCCCAGATCGTGGGTTCGTTCTCCCAATGGTGCGGCGGCAGGAACGGGCGGAACCATGACACACTCTCCGCGTGGATAAACACCAGCTCCGCCAAATCCTCCAACTCCTTCAAAAGGTCGAGGTCAGCCATCGGCGGGTTGGTGGTGACGGGTAGGTCGGACCAGTTTGTTTGGTGGTGGTCCCACCATGAGGGTTTAGAATCTTGGATTGACATCGGGAATTGTCTCCTTAGTTGTGTGTTTCCGGTGTTAGGGCCGTCGTCCCGCGCAATCGGGGCGGCGGCCCGCCTGCGTCAGCCGTTGATGCGGGCGAGAGCGGCATTGATGTCCGCAGCGTCAATCTCGGTTTCCAGGTCGAGCCCAGCTAGTTCGCGCCACCGTGCTATCGCCTGCCGCGTGAACTCGATAAGTGCGGCGCTCTCTGCGGCGCTCTCTGCGGCGCTCTTTGCGGCGCTCCATGCGGCGCTCCATGCGGCGCTCTTTGCGGCGATCCGTGCGGCGATCCGTGCGGCGCTCCATGCGGCGCTCCATGCGGCGCTCTCTGCGGCGCTCTCTGCGGCGCTCTCTGCGGCGCTCTCTGCGGCGATCCGTGCGGCGCTCCATGCGGCGCTCCATGCGGCGCTCCCTGCGGCCCACGCAAACGGAACCTCACCCACCGCCGACCGGCGATGCAAGTCCGCGATATCACGAATCGCAGACTTCCCAACCTCGTCCGCAAACCGGACGACACCCCACTCCGGGGAATCCAGCATGTCGGCAATCCACAACGCGTACACCGAATCCGGAACACCTGCGGTGCCCACTGTCTGCCAACCCAAGTCGAGAACCAGCACACTGTTCTCGGCTGATAGGAACCCGTCAGGTCCAGCAAGTCGGTCGTTGCACATTTGCACCAGGGAGGCCAGTGGGCGTGCTGAGCATTCGGGGTAGTCGGTGATTTTGGTGTCGCCGTTGATGTATGAGATGACGTTCATGGCGCAGCCTTTCCCGGAGCCGGGTTGGTGGCTGCCTTTCGCGAGGCGCAGAGGGTGGGTGATTCGGTCGAGATCAATGGACATTGGGAGTTCCTTTTCTTTGTTTGGATGGGTTGATCTATCTCGGGGTGATGCGGTAGTTCTCCAGCAGTGACTGGGCGACAACGCCGGGGTTCACCCCGGACGCGCCGGGCGCGGTCGTGAAGTAACGCAGATGGCGTTCCAACTCGGCGGCCATCGCATGCTGTTGCCTCATGGCGGCGAGTTCTTCCGCGGTCGCAGAATCCAGGAACTCCCCAAACTCCATGAACTCGTCGAGCAGTTCGGCTTCCTCAGCCTCATCGCAGATGTCTTCAGCGAGGAGTTCGCATTCTGCGGTGTCGCTGTCGCGCTTCTCAAAGAGAGTTCCGTCCGGTAGGAAAAAGGAGTCTGTCTCGGACATCCTTTCCACCGCCACGGCGGCTACTTCGCTTGACAGCTCCCGTAAATGACCTTTCGTAACCCACGGGCTACCGTCCAGGGCGGCGACTACCGACATGAGCACCAGGCCTGAAAAGTCTGCCTGATCTCTCTCGCGGGTCATGTATCTGTCCTTCCGACGGTTACGTGTAAAGGTGAGCCCCGTTCGGTCGGTGGAGCTCATACCGGCCAGGGGCGCCCCGCTCCTGGTTACTGGCTGGTCTCGCCTGCCTGGCAAGTCGGAGCCCCACCCATAGGCGCTGCGCAGCGAGCCTGCCTCCACAGCCACAAGAACATCCCCGTAATCCATGCTGATATCCCGGCCCAACGCATTGCTCATGGCCTGACGCTCAAGGCGCGCCAACCACGGATCCACCACAGCACCCACCAAGGCGAGCCCGTCATGAATCACGTTGTTAAACCTGGCATTCAAACGCTCAACAAGATTCACCACTTGCTCCAACTCGGTCCGAAGGGGTGGGAATATCCCCACAGGAAACACGCCATGGTCGGGCGGCTGTCATAGAGGCGGTCCCACAACGAACGCGGAGCCAGCGCCAGAAGCACCTGGGGAACCTGAAGGCCGATGACGATCGCGATGAGAACCCAGAGGAGAGTCACGCTGTTTCCCCTAATTCCTGTAGCCGGCAACGCAACCGGTCATTCTCTTCACGCAAACGCTCCACCTCGGCCGCGTTCGCATCCGCCTCCGCATTCGCCGCATCAACCACAGCCAACGCATCCCAAAACTTCGACGGCCGAACCTCACCCGTGAACTGATCCACACGACGCGACACCGGAAACCGACTACTCCCGGTCATGCGATCCGCCTCCGCCGCGCACGCTCCGACAAACCATCAACCAACGACACCGGCTCCACCGGTTCGACCGGATGATCTTCCTGAACTACAGGAGATCCACCACCCGAAAGCCACTCCTCGATATGGGCATCCGTCATCACCCACACCCGCCGCGACAACCGCTTACCCGGGATCTCCCCCTTGGCCAGTCGGCGCTTCATCCATCGAACCCGATCCTTCATATGCGGCAGATACTTATCTGCTACCTGCTCGACGGGGTACGCCTCAATCACTTCTCCCCCTTGGGTTTCGACTCAAACAACGGCTTCTTCGGCTTAGGCCAGTGCTGGATGGCGGGACGAGGCCGCGAATGAAACGTCATGTCAGCCTCATCGCGTTGCGGATGATGGTGAGCTGGTCAATCAGATCCGTGAGTTCATCAGCGGTGAGAAGAACGTCGCCGTCATTGCGGTATCCGTCACCAACATTGAGGTAGGCCAGATCGGTTCCGTCGTCGTTCCCAAGCCCCACGGTTACACCACCGTGACCCTTTTTGATCACACGTTGCACGCCGGCGTAGAAGATGAATGTCATCACGCCGCGACCTCCCGGGCGATGAGACGAGCAATCGACTCGGCCCCCTGCGGGGTGACCTTGAGCGTGTGCATAACCTCGCCCTTGAACCGCGGCGCCTCATGCACCTCAATCGGCTTGAAGTAGGCACGCTTGTGGCTGTACGCCGAGTACCGCCGACGAATCTCCACACACCCCTTGGACTCTGAGAAACGGCGCTCGGTCTCGACGTAGATCCAGCCCTTTTCAACCAGGAGGTCGCGCAACCATTCCTCGCCGACATTGTTGTTGGCGGCGACGGTGCGCAACTTCAGGCAGTCGGTGTCGGCGACGTAGACCTCGAAGTAGTTGACCTTTGGTGCGTCCTCGATGATCTTCTCGGCCTGCCGCCGGTTCTCAAGCGCCAGCTTCTCGTTGCGACTCCGCAGGATCTGGAACGCCTCGAACAACTTCTCGTCCTCGGTCAACTCTCGGGCCGGCGAGGACTGCTCGGCGTTGAGTAGGTAATCGCGGACATTGCGGGCCACAGCGGAGTCGCGGAGCAGCATGCCCATGCGGAGCACCGCGCGGCGCGGGTAGAGCGTGAAGCTGTTGGCCCGATTGGATGAGAGGTCCAAGTTGAACCTCTCATCGAATTCGCCGCGCGAGACGACGGTCATACCGTCCGCGTCGAACTCGTCACGGTTACGCTTCACCACTGACCGGACCGCTTCGAACCCAACCCCGTAGAACTCAGCGAGCATGTCGGTGGTTACGTGCATGTCATCGGGTAGGCATCGGAGCACGCCCACCTTGTCGAGCACATCAGTGCGGCTGGCGAGATAGTCACGCTGATCGCGTGCGCCGCTCTCGGTCAGGTCGACTGTTGTAAAATCGGGTTCAGACATTCGAGCTTTCCTCTCGGTGTCGGTGCCCTCGCCTCCGTTCCGGGCGAGGGCTTTTTCATGCGGCTGATGTCCCCGAACGCTTGTCGGTGGACATGCCAGTGGGGGTCACCCGCTCCTCAAAAAGGACCGTCGTCGGCACGTGAAGAGCCTCCGCGATGCGATCAGCGAGATCCGGTGTGCAGCTGGATCGGCGGCCAGCCAGCAGATGGGAAATGAACCCCTTGGAGCAACCCGCATACCGGGCGAGCCGACCAAGCGAGAAGTCGTACTGCTCCATGAGAGCTCGTAGCGTGTCGGCGCTGCGGAGCTTCATCCATGCCCCCTTCGGGTGGCGTTTGCGGTGTTTCATCAGTGTCCCCTAGTAGCCGTCTATCTGTCAAGAACTACGGGTCAAGTATGCGTCTACAGGTAGACGGAATGCAAGTAATGACATTGATGTAGTTCCGCAGCCAGCAGTTTTCTTACTGCCCGTGTCACACTTTCCGGTAGACGATCCGATGTACCCTGCTTGTCAATCACTGGTAGACGGTCGGGAGTTCGGGATGGTTGAGACAAACAACGAAGCAAGTCACAGTTCAAACGTGCCCACAATCAGTGAGCTCATCCGAGCGGAACTCGACACCGGAAAATCGGTGCGCGACCTCGAAGCAGCGTCTGGATACCGAGTCAAGTTCCAGACGTTCCAAGAGCTCTCGAACCGACCCCCCAAACAGTTCCCCAAGGAAGCCAAGACCATCGCCGGCATGGCGACCGCACTCAACTGCACAGAGTCAGCGGTCGTCCTGGCCTACGCCAGCGGACTCGGCATCGGAGTCGACGCAACATCCGACTTCGCGCTCCGACTCCCTCCCGGTGTCGACGACCTGGCACCAGACATGAAGAACGCTCTGGTGTCAGTGGTCCGCGCGGCCGTCAAACAAAACGGAGAAATCAATGCCCAGCATGTACATCAAACCTCGCAACCGCGAACACCGCGCCAAACGCGATCGCCCGAGGAGGACGCCCTAGGGGCCAGGTCTGGTGAGACGACGGGTGCGAACGAGCCCTCCCCGGCATCGCGCACCCGTCAATCCCTGCGCCTGCGAAGGCAGGCTAGTGAAGAACGCCAACACTGACCGAGCTTGGCTGAGATCCCACACATCGGGCGGATACAAGTCCAGCGCCCGCTGAATCTCGCAGTGGATCCGGTCAAGTTCAGAATCGAACATGGGTAACACCTACGGATTTCGAACGTTCAGCCACCCCTCGCAGCTGGAATCCTATGAATCTATGGGACCGGCACCCAAAAGTGGGATGGATTTGCCAAAAATGACAGACCCCGTCACGCGCCATGTGTTTGCGGAAGCCGACGCGACAGGAAACAAACTAGGCGTCCCGCAGCAGCCCGTCCATGAACTCTGCCGCCACCCGCGAACTCGTCCGGTCCACATCGGTGTAGGTGTCCACCGTGATCTGAATCGACTCATGCCCCAGCTGGCGGGACACAATCGTCACAGGGGTACCGCCCGTTAGCTGCCACGACGCATACGTGTGCCGCAGATCATGCGGAGTCGGCCGCGGCACCAGACCGGCTTTCTCCACAGCCGGATTCCACACCCTGCGCAGAAACCCCGGATACCGGACCGGGCCACCATCGGTGTTGACGAAAACAAACTCGTGCGACAAGTCCAGCCGCTCCAGCAGCCTGGCCGGAACATCCACCGTGCGGCGGGACCGTTTCGTCTTCGGAGGCCCCAACACATACCCGGCAGACGAGTACTTCCACGCCTGACGCACCCGGATCGTGGACGTCTCCAGATCCACATGCTTGGGCTGCAGCGCCGACACCTCGCCCCACCGCAGACCGGTCGACACCATGAACTGAACCATCAGCTTCCAGTGCGGGGTGACGGCGTCGCGGAGCCGGTCGAACTCGGCGTGGGTGAGCATGCGGATTTCGTCGTCGTCCTCAGCGTCCCCGCGGGGCAGACGCCGGCCCGCCGCAGGGTTGGTGGACAGGTACCGGGGGACGGCGGCGTTCAACGCCCCCGACAGGAACCCGTACTTGTTACGAAGAGTCTTCGGGGCGTGCCCGTTGCCGTCGCGGCCGCCGGTGGTTTCCATGACCTTCACCCATCGCGCGATGTCCTCCTCGGACAGTTTGGAGAGGGGGATGTCGCCGAGGTTGGGGGCGATGTCGTTGGCAAGGTACTGCTCGTACTTGTCGATGGTGTACTGCTCGACGCCGGTGAGGTGGTCGATGTGGTGGCGGATCCACTCAGCCACGGTCAGCTCCGACTTGGAGCCTCGCGGTGTGGGGTCGATGCCGTGCATCTCCAGGGCGCGTGCAGCACCGTGGGCGTCCACCGCGGCGGCGAAAGCGTCGGCGGCTTTGCGGTCGTCGAAGGTGAGTGCGCCTTGTGCGCTTCCTCTGCCGCCGAACCGGTAGGAGACCAGGTAGGCGGTGGTTCCGTCTTTGCGGACCCGTTCACGCACTGATGCCATACCCGGATTCTATCCGTTGTGATGTCATCGGTGCTGTCAGATTCTGGGCGATTCGCTGACCTGCGGTTTTGGGTGGAGCTAAGGGGATTCGAACCCCTTGGCATCTAGGGGAAATGGGCTTCTAGCTGCGAAAAAACACCCGTGTGGTTCTGCAGCGACCTATTCGAGCCTGTAGCGACCTGGGGAAACCTGGAGCGGTGTTGTCAATGACAGCACGCAAACACGCTCCCCTTTGCCCCCTGCAGGTCGTACGATTCGTGTATGGATGAGGGGGGTGACCTCACTGAGCTTGCTGGGGTCGCTGAAGCTGATACGCAGGCCGCGTTCGCCTGGTCGGAAGCCGAGGATTATCCGGAGCCGGCTGATTCGGGGTGGCCGTTCTGGGTGACTGCCGCGGCGGTCGGGGTGAGCTTGTCGCTTGTGACTGTGGCTGGAGTGCTCGGCTACCAGCATCTCGGCGACACATCGGAGAGTGTTGTGGCGGCCGCCCCGTCAACGACCTCAACGACGACATCGCCACCTGCGCCGGTCGCTGCGCCGTCGGTGCCTCCACCGCCGCCGGTGACGGTAACGACCGTGGTGGTGCAACCGCCTCCTCCGCCAGTCCCGTCCCCGCTGCCGCCGGCGCGGTCGTTGGCGTCGTATGACGGTGAGTTGTTGGCGACGTTGCGGAGTCAGGGTTGGGTGTTGCCGAATCCTGCGGCGACGGTGAACGATGCGCACATTATTTGTTCTGAGCTTCGTGCTGGGAAGTCGCGTGGGTTTGTGAATGTGTCGTATGCGCAGGCGGCTGGGCGGAATGTGATGGAGATCGTTCCGTTCATTGACACGGTCACGCGGGTGTATCCGGACTGTCCGTGAACGCAAAAAGAGAGCCGCCCCGCATGTAGCGGGGCGGCTCTTTGGTATCGCAGTGGTGCGGCGTTTTCGCACACCTGGTGTAGCGAAAATTGATACACTTGTTGGCATGACGGGTCGTGGTGTGGTTCCTGAGCCTGAGCGGACGCAACTCCTCGAAGCTGCCGCGGCTGCTGCGGAACTCCCCCGAGCGGTGCGGGCCGCCAACGAGGCTGGTGGGTCCGTGCGTGAAATAGCAGCCCTGATAGGGAAATCAACCAACACCATCCAACGATGGCTCAAGGAGAACTGATGGTGGATACAGTGGCCGATCTGATCGCGGCGCTTCAGAAGATGCCGCAAGATGCGAAGGTCAGGACGCGACCCGAAAACGCGAAAAGCAGAAGGCCGTACCCCTCCCTCGGCGAGGGGTACCAGTCGAGCTGGCTGTACGACCTATCGGAGCAGTACGCAGGATTCAAGGAGGCCAAGTCACGTGGGAAGACCTACCCAGTCGTTTGGATCTGAATGATGGCTGAGGAGCATGACGACTATCGCCTGGTGAACTTCCAAGGCGGCGTCCTCTACGACTCGTCCGAAGCGCGCCAGAACCAACTTGCCGCCATGCTCCGCCGTGAAGGCGAGCCGTTCACCGCGTCTGCGGATTGTCCCGCGTGTGGGAAGGTGGACGTGCATTGGTTGGCTGCGCCGAGATTCAAGACGGACAGCCCTATCGATTATCTCCAGGACCGGATCAACGACATGAACGCGATCATTTTCGGTGCGTCACGGGCGAGAGTCTTCGATCCACCGGGCACGGTGGTGGCGCGTATCTGCACGAAGTGTGACCACAGATGGGGACAAACATGAACGACGTTCCAGGGCAGGTCTGCCCGTGAAAATCGGCGACCCCAAGGACTTTCGGCACACCAAGAACGGCCCGGAAATCCCACAGCACAAATCTCGATGGGACAGCAAAAAGTGCAAGCGCAATAAGGGCAGCGAGCACGACATGGCCCTCATCGCGGAAGAGGTGAGAACCGACAACGAGTACCGGACCTTCCGGATTGCCGGGTACAGAGTTTGGGAGTCGCGTCCTTACCAGTGGGAGTACCAACTCTGGCGGTGCACTCACTGCGGCCGGAAGTCGGAGACCCACTACTGGGACGTGCCGCACACCTATATCGGCGAGTGGGCAGAATGCCGCCGAACCGTTGACAGGAAGCAGCCGAAGTCATGAGCAATGAACTTGAAGCCATCTTCGTCGCCACCGCATTCCTCGGTGCCGTAGTTCTGCGCAGCGGTGACACGTCAGACAGGTGGTGGGCTGGGATGCTGAAGTTCGTCGCTACCTATCTGGTGGTGTACGCGTTCATGTATCTGGCCGTGATGGTGATCTAAGCGGTTTAACCGTTTCGGCTAAACCCGCCTAAACCTCCAAAGCTTAGGCGCATAGGAGAGAGATGTGAGACTGATGAAAGTCACTTGGGCCGTTCGGTGGAAGCAAACCACCTGCGGGCACTGCCCCAACTACCAGATCAGCACGTTGGGCGGTTGGCGTGGAAGGATGTTCGACCCGCTCGCGTTATCTGTAGGCGATTGACAGGACTGTACTGAAATGCCTGATCAAACCATCGAATACATGACTCCGACGGCAGATCCAACCGCCGTGGACTTGTCTGAGTTCCACCCGGCATGCGAGTGGAACTTCGGACACGGCCCTGAACAATGCGGAAAGCCCGCGTCATGGGCGATCGTGACCTGCTGCCACACCAAGTTCGTGTGCACTCCCTGCTTGGCCGCTATCACCCAACGATGGGCCGCCATCGAACTGCAATGCAAGACCTGCCGCGTCGTATTCAGCCCATGCCTCAGGACGATTCAGCGAGTGGTACCGCTATGACGACTTCGCCAGACTCCAGCGAGTACAACACCATCAGCGATGGAGTTGGCCGCGAAGACAGGAATCAGTTGGACGAACTCACGGCCGAGATCGGGCAGCGAACCGGTGGGAAGCTCTTGGGTGAGATGACCAACCAGGAACTGTTGGCGGCGTTTGCGGCTGGACCGGTTCATTTTCGCGGTGGAGAGGTGGTCAGGGAGTGAGCGATCACATCGTGGAGTGCACGACTACTGATAATCGTGTCCTTCATGGTGCACGCGTGAGAGAAAACCACCGTCAGCGACAGTCGAGTACACCCCGATCCGACCTACAGATAAATACGCCGCCGCGTTTCGTGGCAACTACACAAGCGCAGCAAGCGGCACATCCGCAATCGCTACTCAGACCTCTAAAGCTTCGGCGCGGTCTGCTCGGTCTCGTCGCTGCTGGCACCACAACGTGATGATCATCGGGGTATACGCCACAACCCCAAGCGCATAAATCGTGAACCGCACCACATCCCGATACGGGTAATCCGGGCCGCCCCACACCGAGATCACGCCCTGCCACAACACCACCGACAAAAACACGCACTTTGTGAAGAACACGCGGCCGATACGGTTAGCACCCCAATTCGACCGCACCCCATACAGGACAGTGAACACCGTCACCAACGTGGCCATCAACGTGAGCGTAAAATTCGCGGCCAGACGGTAATCCACATCGAACCACACATCCGACACCAACACACCCACCAACAACGCAACACCCACCGCGTATGCGTACCTCATGCCCGAGCCTCCCACGCCGACTGCAACATCTCCGTCCAGCCGTTACGAGCCAACTCACGACGCAGATTCGCATTCACCACAGTCGACTTCTCAGCCTGAGAACGCACCTGATCAAACCTCACCTCAGAAGCCACCCGCTCCGCCTCCGCCAACTCCGCAGAACGATTAGCCCGCGCCACCTCCCGGCGATGCGGGTTAACCAACCACGTGACCCAATGCAAATGGCGCATGTCAGTGACCTCCACCAGTCGCTATCGTCTCACGTAGCGCGGAGAGAATCTTCGTCACCGCATCCTCGGTAGCCGTCTGCTTCGTCACAGCCTGACTCAGTGTGCTGATCGACTCGGCGTCCTTACGGGACCGCTCCATCAAAGCCATATTCTCCCGGTCCTTCGCATCCATGATTTCACGGTGATGGATACCCAGGATGAGCCAGCCACGTTGCAGTGAGAGGAGGAAAAGGAACCCGATCATGAGGACGAGACCGACGATGCCGATCCCGTTCCAAAACTCCGGGTTCCACACCCCCGTCACGTCGCATCCACATCATGCTTCGCTAGCAGCGACGCGGTCCCCTTGTTACCAACCTTGATCGCGGCCAAGCACTTAGCGAAAGTCATCACAGCCATACCACCCGCTGTGGACGCGGCTGCGATCCACGGGAAGTAGCGGACATCGACAGATGTGGCAGTGGCGGTACCGACACCGCCGCCGACGATGAATCCCTGCGCTGCTGAGCTGACTATGCGTTCCAGGGCGTCTTCCCAGAATCTACGAGTGAATAGGTCGCTCATGGCCGTTCTCCTTTTGGTTTCGTGACACGCGGTATGAGTCCATGCAGAAACCCCCACACGCGGTGGGGGTTGGTTTGTGTTAAGTGGCGACGCCGCGCATCCATTCGACGTCCCCCGGTGTGGCGAACGTCGAATAGTGCGGGTTCGGGTTCGCGGCGAGGAACATGATCGCGTCGAAGATCGCCATGACAACCCCGAGCCCTTCACCGACCGGGTTACCGAACAGCGCCAACACCCGCGTCAGGATGGCGGTAGGTCCACCCACCCAAGAGTTCTCGGTGATGATCCGTGCGATCGCGGTCTGGTCGCGGCCGGCAGCATCATCGCTGACTTCGGCGAACATGTCGTTGTCGTTGGCGTTCTCGGCCCACCGGTCCCCGATGCCGAGCGCCACGGCGTCGAACAGTTTGTTCTGCATGATGCCGCTGGTACCTTCGTTGGGCGGGTCGATCGCCCACGAACAGATCGCATCCTTGGCGCGGCGCGGGTTGCCGAACATGAGACCACGGCGGAACGACTTCAACCGGTAATGCAACGGTGCGTTGATCGGAAGCACGTACTTCCACATGAACTCGCACCACACCATGGCTCCCTGGGAGAATCCGATACCACCCCACGGAACTTCGGGGCCGAACGGCCACATGATCTTCGGGCCGTTCGGGTTGTTCGGATCCACCGGCGGACCCTCAATCTCAGTCCGCGACAGCTGCCGGTACAAGGCTTCCACACCGGTGTGGTTCTTGAACGGCAACGCCGTGGTGTCCCAGTCACCGACGGGTTTCCAGTGGCACACGCCCTGCTGTTCGAGCTGGCTCGCCGTGGAGGCGCAGGGGCCGAAGAACATGTTCGACATGTGGCCTTCGACGGTGAAGATGATCGGTTTGATCGGGTCGGGGCGTTTCAGGAGTCCGACGTCGTACTTGAACTCCAAATTGACGATACCCGGGATGTAGTGCGGTGCACCCGGTTTCCCCTCACGGGTGTACACGTCCTGAACCCGCTTCACCTCAGCAGTCAACGCCGGTGTGAACAGGTCACTGTCGTCGAGCGTGTTCCGTGCCGGGGTGAACTTCCGCTTCAGAAGGTCTTTCACCTTCACGATTTCGGGGCTGCGGTCACCCTCACCCAACCCGACATAGACACCGTTGATCCTCATGACCGGTCCTTCTTCACGTCGTAGAAGCCTTCGATGCCGAGCTTTTCGCCGATCACAGCGACAGCATCAACGAGCGTGCGACCACCCAACTGAGGCCACTGAATGCGCAACTGATCCCACGTCTCCTTCGCATAGTCCGGAGGCAGCACCGGCCCGGGCTGCGGTTCGATCGGCGGGTGCTCGCCAGGAAACACGAACCCCTCCATGTCCTTGCGGACTTCGCCGCGGAACCACGACATGTCGAGGTTCCCGGGATCCCACTTGCCCTGCGCAGCACCAGCCCACTCCTTGTGTCCGATGACGCGGGTGGCAGGCAGTTCCAGTTTCAGAGCGAGCGCAGCGCAGGTGTCGCGCATGGAGATGATCTGTGCGTCGGTCCAGCGTTCGGCGGGGTCGTAGCCCTTGGGCAGGTCGGGGCGGGGGGTGGGCCAGGCGCATTCGATGCCGATCATGTGCGCATTGGCATTGTTTGTCGGCAGCCACGGATATGATCCCTGGCCGGCATGCCAGCACACACCGACAGCCACGATTGTGACGGTGCCGTCAGGGGCGATGTGAATGTTGGCGAGTGGGCCTGCGAGGTCGGGACGGCCGTTACGGATCGACTGCGCGGATTCACGGGAGTTTCCGGTGTGATGCACCATGACACCGCGAATGTCCTTGAAGTCGCCGTGCCCGGAGTTCTGCCATCCAGGCAGGGTTTTGAGCCGGTCACCGAGGGCGGGGCGCAGGACTTCTTCGAGCCAGACGGGGTCACCGGTCCATGCCACGGGGGTCTCCTTCGGGGGTGTGGTGGGTTGGGTTCCGAGCGCCCGACGCAGCACTGACCACGCCTCGTCCCACTTCTCGGCGTACCGGTCAGGGAACGCGGACTGCTGCACCCGCTGGGCGAACTCTCCGGCGAGGCGCGGGTTGTCCTTGGCGCGTCCGTAGTCGTCGGCGAGGCGTGTGAGGAAAGTGTTCGCGGCCTGCGACAGGGTCATCATGTTTTCGGGTGTCCCCCACCACGGTTCGCCGTTCGGGCCGGGCTGCTGTTGGAAGTAGCCTGATGATCGGTTGTCGTCGCTCTTCGAATCGTGGGGGTAGTTCTTCGTTGCGGGCACGCGGTCGTTGGCGGGGCACCACCATTGGCGGTTGTCGCCGGTGCCGGTGCCCACCTCGGTGCTGATCGTCATCAGCGCGATGACCGTAGCGAGCTCGTCCAGGCCACGGGACAGCGACACGGCATGGACTTCGCGGGCGACCTGTTCGCGTGTGCGCAGCGGGCCTTCGGGGCGGAACCAGGTGAAGCTCATCGGCGGCCCTTGAGAAATTCGGTCAGGTCGAAAATGTCCGACAGGATCGGGATGTCGATGTCGGGGATGTCGTTCAAGTCCTTGCGAACCTTGTCAGCGATGTCCATGACATCGCCCACCATCGGGACGGCCGGGATGTGTTCGGCGATCTCGTCGACGATTGCTTTCGCCGCGGCCGCCGCGAGGAGGGGCAGCATTGCCAGCAGTTTCTTCTCCAGGGCGTCGATGATGACCGGTACCTGCCCCATCGCCTTGTCGACTGCCCGGTCGATGATGGGGTCGAAGTCGATGATTCTGTTGAGGATTCCCATGCGGTTATGGCCTTTCGGTGTGTAGTTCCACCTCGCGGCAGTTGACCACTGAGGTTCCGTACTTGTGGGTGTGCTGCTCGTGCTGGGCGGCGAGGGCGGCGACTTGTTGTTCCAGTTGGGCGACGCGGGTTTCGAGGTCCGGCACGGGCGGGTCCTTTCAACGCAGAAACCCCGCGCACCCGAGGTGGGTGGCGGGGTTTTCTGGGGGTTGGTTTAGAAGTAGAACAGGGTGTCGCGTTCGATGAAGAAGTCGATTGCGGGGTTGCCGGTGGCGAACATCCAGGACAGGACACCGGTGAGGGCGATTCCTCCTAGAAGTCCGGTTCCGAGAGCCCCGGCGACGCGTTTCACAGTGCACCTGCTTGGCAGGCGTAGCCGAGGGTGAGGCCGAAGGTGAACAGGAACAGTGGCAGCAGGATCGTGTGTTCGGGGCTGGTCACGGCAGCCTCCTGACCGTGACGCGGGACGTGTCGATCAGGTGCCTGCGACCTTGGTCGTCAGCGACAGTCAGGACGGTTCCAGCGGTGAAGAGGACTGTTGCGTTCCAGCCGGCGGGGCCGCGGGATTGAACGTGGATCTTCATGGCCGGTCACCAGGTGTCGGTGGTCTCGACGAGGTGGCGTCCACCGCCGCAGCGCTTCACGCAGTGCTTCACGGTCTTGAGGCCGTCGTCAGTCATGACTTTTTTCACGGTGCCGTCGCCGTTCATGACGGGGCTCCACACGGCACCTTGACCACCACTGCCTTTGGCGCAGGCGTGTTTGTAGATTTGGCCGTGGCCGGTGCCGTGGTTGTCGCACATGCCGGGTTGGGCGTCGGCGACGGCGGGTATTCCGAGTGCGATTGTTGCGATTGCGAAGACGGTGGCTGTTGCGGTGCGTAACATGGTGCGGGCCTCCTGTTGGGGGTGGGCCGCCTGGCGGGGTTGGTTTCTCAGGCCTTGTGCCCCGCCGGGCGGTGTCTCAAGTTGATGTACCCAGTATGTCTAGGGGGGATCGACATTGTCAAGGGGGGATGTACACTTAGTTTGTGGACACCATCGAACAGATCCTCGAACTCCGGGATAAACGCCGCCCACCAGTAGCGGACGAACTCCAAGAGATCGACGACGAGATCGCCAAACTTGTACGCAAAGCCCTGGAGGTGGACGGCTACAGCGCAATCGAGCTGGCCCGCCGCCTCGGCATCACCCGCTCACGCGTATACCAACTCCGGGACCGGGCCAGATGAACCGCTGCGCATTGTGCGGCGGCGACTGGCACGGCCTCCCTGAACTCGTCGGCGACCGAACCTGCCCCGGCGCTTGGGCGTCCGAAGAGGACCAGGTCATCTGGCGCAAAATGTTCCCCCGCCGGGAGGAACAGTCCACCGCTCCCCAAGCCGACCGGAGCGCCGACCAACCATTAGGTGTGTCCCCGTGGCAATTCACCGCAGCAGGTCATGACCTATTCCTAGGCCGTCACCGAGAAACTGTGCTGCAGTGGCCATTCCGGATTGCCCTGCATGACCAAGGATCGAACATTTCGAAGGACTCCCACCGACACTTCGACGTCACCCGGGAACTCGCCGACGGTGGCGGTTACCGGCAGGGCGGGCAGACCATCACCTTCGACCTCGACCGGAGTGAACAATTCACCCACGTGTACTTCATGGTCAATCCCCATTGGTTCTTCACGCGTGACATCCGCACCCGGTATGCCGCGATGATCGAACCGGAATCTGCAGTGGTCGTTGCCTACCTAGACTTCGGTGAGAGACTTCACGTTCGCCGTTCCTGCTCGCTTGATATCGAGCACAAGCGATCGCAGCGCAACCCCTTTGTGGTCTTGCCGTTCTAGGCGACAGTCAGGATCGGACTCGGCGTGCCGTCCGAATCGATCGTCAGGGTATTGCCGGAAGCCACGCTCACATCGGCGGGGGTGGCGTCGAGAAGGACATAAGCAAGCACGTTGCCGCTGACCTCGTACAGCACTGCCCAGCGTGCGGTGATCCCCGACCCGGAAGCGGTCCACACGGGGTTGGTGGCGAATGACACCGCCACGCTCGTGGTGCCCGTCAGAGTCAGGGTGACCGAGACACCACCAGTGGTGTAGCCGTTGCCGTTCGACACTTCACCAGTCACACCGGACCATGTGGTGGACGATGCACCGATGTTGGATGACGAGGTGACGAGGGCGACTTTGAAGGTGTCGGAGTCGAGGTCGAAGGTTCCGTCGAGAAGCATTTTGCGGGCTCCGGACGGCAGGGTCCAAGTTCCAGCGGCCACAGTGGTTTCCTTTCAAATGGCAAAGCCCACCAGGCTTTCTGGTGGGCTTCGAAGGGGTTGTTGGGTTAACTCAGCGGAATTGAAACGACAGTCCACGCCTGCGCCGCGGCGGCAGTCGCGCTGGTTGCGCCGGATGCGGTGGCGGTGGATAACGCCAGTGAGGTGGCACTCGACGCGCCGTGAAACCTGTTGGTTTGTCCGGAGAACGCAGTGAAGTCGTACACCGCCCCAGCGCCCGCACCCGAGGTCGCCACCATCAGCATCACCCCGTTGGCGGGGGCGGTGATCGTTTGTGAGGCGACGGTGCTGGATCCGTATGTTGCGGTGGCGGTTCCGACTGTGGCGACGTTGGTGAATGAGATGGCGTTGAGGTAGTACCAGGCCAGGCCGGATGTGGTGGTGGCGAGTGTTTTTGCTGCGCCGTTTCCTGCGCCGGCGAGTCGGTAGATGGCGACACCACCGTTGGCGGGGGTGTTGTTGTGGTTGAAGGTGGCGACGAGGGTCATGGCGACGCCGCCGTATGTGATGGTGGAGACGCCGCCTCCGGAGCGGTCCCAGTTGATGACTGCGTATACGTCTGCGCCGGTTGCGGCGGTGAAGGATAGTGATGGGCTGCCTGAGGTGATCGTTCCGGCGCCGACCGCCTGGTATGCGGCGGGTGCTTTGCTGGTGACGACTGGTTGTCCCCCGGTGATGGTCATCGCCGCCGCGGCCGGTGTGAGCCGCATGGCTTGGGTGACAACGGGTTGGCCGCCGGTGATGGTGAGGTTGGCGGCACTGGGTTCGAGGATGCGGGCTTGCCGGATCTGGGGTTGTCCACCGGTGATGGTGAGTGCAGCGGCGGTGGGGATTGCGACCGGCCCCGACAATGGCTGCCCGCCGGTGATGGTGAGGGCGGCTGCGGCGGGTTGCAGCAGGACATGCTGCGTGGCCTCTACCGGGGGCTGGCCCCCGGCGACAGTCATCGCCGCCGGGGCGGGGGTGATGATGGTTTCCACGATCCATCCGGGCATCACGCACCCCCATTCGGAAGGTTGGACCACTCGATACGGTTGTAGCCATCGGTGCCGGTGCCGCCATTGAAGCCGTCACCGCTGCCGCCACTTGAGCCGCTGCCGCCTTTGCCTGCGGGGCCATCACTGGTGCCAGCTGATCCACCACTGATGGTGTTGTCGTTGGACAGCTTGCCACCGCCACCGCCACCGCCACGGCCAGCGCCGTTGGTGCGACTCTGGCCATTGGTTGGGCTGCTGCCGCCGTTGCCGCCGTTGCCGCCGGAGAACCCCGTTGCAGTGATGCCGGTGATGACCGCGGTGCCGCCGAGGCCGCGCGCGCCGCTGGACGATGAGCTGGTGCCCTTTTTGCCGCCCTGGCCGCCGTTCGCGGTGAGCGACACACCACCCGAGGTGAACGTCGACGCGCCGCCGTCGGCGCCGTCCCTGCCGTCACCGGAGTACGCCTTGGCGCCGCCCGCGCCGCCAGTGCCGAGGGTTACGGAATACGTCGATCCCATCAGCTCCACCGGCACCCACACATCGATGTACGCGCCGCCGCCGCCACCGCCACCGCCGTAGCGGTAGCCCGAGTTCGAGCGTCGACCGGAGCCGCCGCCACCACCGGCGCCGCCCAGGCGCACCCACGCACCCGTAGTGCCCACCGGCACCGGGGCGTTGGTGCGATTCACGTTCTCCTCAGTGAACGGTTCAAACGCGGCCTTCACCTCGATAGCCGGCTGGCCACCCGTCACCGACACCACCGCACCCGCCGGGGTGAGCGCCTCACCACCAGGACGACCACCCGAAACATGCAGCGCCGCAGGCGAAGGAGCCAAAACCTTGTTCGCCACATCGATCAACACCTGCGGCTGACCGCCGGTCACAGGCAGGACACGCGGCAACGGCTTCAAATCCACGTCCTGGGCGATCTGAATGTCGACCGCGATCGATGACCACCGATTCGCCGTCGGCGACAGCGCCGACACCACACCGGTTTGAAACGCCGTGTTCACCACCAGCTGCGGTGACACACCCACGAACCGGGCCCGATTCCGGCCACCCGACACCGTCCCCAACTGCGACGAACCATACGCGCCCGAAAACGCCTGCAACGTGATCGAACTGGGCTGCGCAGCCACCGAATGCGAATGCACCGTCCCCATACCGAAGTTCACCGAAGGTGACGACACACCCGACACCGGGCCAAACGACACACCAAACCCCGTGATCCACGTCGAAGCACCCGAAACCGCAAGCGTCTTCGACACACCAGTGCCAGCGCCCGCCAACCGATACAGGGCCTGCCCACCGTACTGAGCATCATTGTTGTGATACGCCACCGCGATACGTGTCATGTCCACACCGCCGTACTTGACGACCGGAATAGAACCCTGGCGATCCCAGTTCACGAAAGCGAACACGTCAGCGCCGGCCGCCGCGGTGAACGGCTTCGACACCGCCCCGCTGCCCGCCAACGCCTCGGATACCCCGCCATAACCCAAACTGGCCGGCGCCATCGGGAACGCGCGCGGATCCGCAGCCACCGAACACGACGTGTATTCCTTGGCTGCCATCGAGCCGGGCAGCATGAACTCGGCGATCTGCGGGAACATCCGCGAGAACGTCGACACTGTCATCTTGTCGGTGCCCGTCGTCTGCGAGTTCTCCGCAATGCACACGATCGCACCCGATTCCGGATGCCATGTTGGCGAGCACTCGTAGCCAGGCCACGAGCCCGCGTGGCCTTTCCACTCGCCGAAGTCGTACATGCCCAGCCCGTAACCCACCTGCGGCGGCGCCCCGAAGTCGGGTTGCATGCCGATCGGGCAGAACGTCGACATCCACACCGCGTGCGTCTCAGGTGACAACAGAACCCGATCCCGCAGCGCCTCAACCCACTTGTGCAGGTCGTGGATGGTGGACACGATGCAGCCCGCCGCGTAGGCGTACGACGGGTGAATGACTGTCGGGTCACCACCCGCGCCGCCACCGTGCCCCGTGGCATACGGTGCCGGCATCTCCGACGTGTTCGGCCACGACGTTTCTGTCAGCCCCAACGGCTCGAACATGTCCTCGATGACCACGTTGCGGATGTTGCGGCCGGTGACCGCCTGGACGATCAGGCCCAGCAGCACATAGTTGGCGTTGGTGTAATGAAAGTCGGTGCCCACCTCGAACATCGGCGGATTGCCCTTGGCGATGTTGAAATGGGCCTGCTCGTTGAACTCCATCGTCGGGAACAACACCAACCGCAACAACATGCCGAGGTCTTTTTGCTCATCAAACACACCCGACCGCATCATCAGCAGGTGCCGAACCTTGATCTTGCTGGCGTTCGGAATATCACTCAACTTGTACTGGTCGGTGTCGAACTGGTCGATCGTGTCCTCCAGCGACAACAACCCCTGATCAACACAACGCAACACCGCGACCGCCACGAACGGTTTCGTCGCCGAACCGATCCGGAAATGATCATCGACAGTGATGGGGCGTTTCCCCGCCGAACCGCGCGCGCCAATATAGGTGCCCTTCGGCCCCGAGATGTACCAGATCAGGCCAGGTCCCGCCCCGGCGGCCATCGCATCCGTGAAAATCTGATCAATGACCGCCTTATCGGCAGGATCCATCTCCGAATCGGGAGTGAACTGTTCAGTCGTCTCCTCAGTGACCGGGCCAGGATCAGAAATGTTGCCGGCCTGATCAATCGTGCGGGTATAAATTCGGTACGGGGTACCAGACGCCCGACCAGTCCAATCCCAATCCTGATCAATCGGAATCGGCTGCTCATTGAGCTTCTGATCCGTATCCGCGTCATACACGTTGTAGGAGACAACGCTCATTCGTCTGTGCTCCCCACTGCTCGCACCGACGATAGTCGAGAACGACTTCCGCACAACCTCAGTCGTCGGCGGCGTCGGCGGCGTCGTATCAACAGGCTCCGGGGTAGGCGCATCCACCGCCCGGCGGTAAAACTTCACCCAACCACCACCAGGAGCACCAGGACCACCATGGTTGAGGAACCGGTCACCACCATTACCGCCACCACCCGGCGCGATACCACCACCACTGGGCACCTTCTGATGCCCACCCGCCAAATACTGCTCGCCGTTGTACTCCAACGGATCCGGGTAACCACGGCCGATCGGCTTCCCGATCAAACCGAGCGAATCACCACCCGCACCGCCCTCACACCGCAACTCGTGCACACCAGTCGACGTTTCGAACGAAAACACAGTGTCGCCACCATTGCCGCCCACACCAGTACCACCAGCACCCGGCGTGCCCGGAATCAGGGAAATGATCACGTCCTCATCGGCCTCGAAATGTTCACCCTCGATGAAGGTCGCGCCGTTCGGCTTACCAGGCCAGCCGCCCTCACCGAACTGCGCCAAAGACGCCTGCCGGCCAGCACCCGAACCACCCACACCAAACAGGTCAAACGCATTCGCCCACTTCGGCTTCGCGATCGTCGTCTCATTCGTGCCCAAGTAAAGAACCATCGGGTCGTAATGATCAGAACCCGAACCTGTATCGACGGCGAGTTCAATCCACGGCACCTTTGCCGACCGCACCACCGCCGACTTCGCAATCACCAACGGGGGATTGTCCGGATTGGTCGTCTCGTCGCGCACCGCCGCCGTCGACTTCACATTCGCATACGGATGATCAGGAATGTCATCCTCTTCGTCGTAGCCGCGGATGTAGTGCGTGCCCGACCCGACGATCACAACCTGCACCTCGAACTCGTCGCTGACCTCGCGGGGCAGCGCCTCGTCAAGCTGGTAGTACACCCAGCCCGTTGTGTCACCCGGAGGCAGCAGCGACACCAAGTTCGGTGAGTGATGCACCCGCACACGCGCACCCGTAGCCTTGTCGATCTTGCGAACATTCGCGTAGCACGCGGTGATGTCCTGCGATCCCTTACCGAGCCAGCCGATCACACCAATCGGCTCCGACTTGGCGGCACGATAGGTGATGGCCAGCGTCGCGTTCTGCGTCACCGGAAGCCACGTATTCGCATTCGAATACGGATAATTCGCGTCCCCCGAAGGCAACAAACCCTTATCAACCGGCTTATTGGTGGAGATCCCCGCCAGCAGCCACGCAAACGCCCCCTGCGCCGCGTTCGACGACACCTGAAGGATCGTGTTAAACAAGTCCGGAAGGCTCGCCCCCGTGCCGTGCTGACCCACCAACCCGCCAACGAGATGGTCCAAGAAATCCTGAATCGCCTCAGCAATGTTGCCGGCGCCCAACGACCCCAAAATGTTGGCAGGGTTGATCGACGTCAACGCCTCCACCAACTCCTCAAACGGGTTCAGAATCGCCCCGACCGTGCCCCTAAGAGTGTTGATGATCGTCTCAATGAGCAGATCGATCCGACCCAACAAGTTCTGCAGCACGTCAGGCAAACCGTCCACCCAATCCTGCTTCAACCGGGTGTTCTGCGACGCCGACGCATCATCGAAATAAAACGTTCCACCCGTGACGGTTTCAGTGACCAGGATCCGGACCTGAACCCCCGTCACACCCTCAGCGGGCTCATACACCCCCGACAGCTCAACACCAGGCCACTCCACATCCGCCGCACTGGGTGTGTAGGTCGCCACATCGACAGGCTCATCTGTCACATCGCCGCGGTGCGGAATCACCTGCAACCGGACAGCAACACCCGAACCCACATACCCCTCATGCGCAATGAACACCTTCGGCGTGAACTCCTGCGCCACCGCGATCACGTCTTCGGTGTGGATCGCCTTCTGGGTGCCATCCGCAACGATCTTCGCCGCACCCGAACCGTCACTGGTGCGCGACTTGTCCGCATCGATAGACCAGCCGGCGTCGCTCGTGATCGAACCGGAAGCAAACTCGCCCGCCGACAGCAAGTTGATGGACTGCGCCCGCCCCAACTGTCCGAACAGCTGCGCCAGCAACGACCGCGGCCCGATCAACAGGTTCAAGGGCTCGATGAAAACCCGGGTGACCGTCTCCCACACCTCATGAGGCTGCACACCGTCGGAGAAGTCGATACCCCCGAAGATCGGCGACAGAATGTCGTTGATCAGGTCAATGATCTGCGCCAAGCCGGGAATGTTGTGCGTCGCCCAGTCTTTCAACTGTTCAAACGCCGAGATGCCCGGCATGAACACACCAGCCAACGCCTGAACGACCCGGCGCAGGAACTGTTCGATCAGTTCCTTGCCGAACTCCACCAGCTGTTGCGGCGTGAACGGCCGCACAATCTGGTTGTCGGGCTGACGGTGGATTGGGGCCGAAGGGATTTCCTTCGCCCAATCCGGCATTTCGATCGTCATCAGGCCGGGATGACCTCGACACTGAAGTTGCTGGTCGACGCCGACGTTGTGTAGGTGACGGTGCCGGCCTGTCGTTCACAGCGAATGTAGACGATGGCGGAGGCGCCGGCGGCGATCGTGTCATACGGTCCGCTGCTGCCGGTGGGCTTGCCGGGGATCAGGGTGAGCCGTTCGGTCTGGGCGATGCCGGGGCAGCGACCAACAACGTTGCCGCCCGTCTCCCCGTTCAGGCGGGCGACGAGGTCGACACGCACATCCGTACCTTCACCGGTGACGACCGTGTACCCCACGGGTCGGACACGACGCGCGAAGGGCCGGGAAGGGATCTCCACCATCGCGATCGTGGAGTTGGCGTTGCCAGATGACGTGTTGTTGATCGACGCGGGGAAAAACACCTCCGTGACCTTCTGCGCTTCCAGTACGAATCCGGTCGCTTCGTCGTTGACGACGGGGATCTGCCCAGCGACAGGGTTTTCCGACACGTCGGTCGGATCCCACACCGCTTCACCGTCATCACCCTTCGGACCCTTACGGACCATCGGATTCAGCCGGTACACACCAGGACCGGACTCGCTGGGAGGAGTCAGTTCGGTCCATGACCACGTGAGCGGGGTCGGATCGTCAGCCTCAAGCTCTACCGGCTGAATCGGCTCAGTGTCGATGACCGCAGGCTGGCCCGCCGGCCCCTGGGCGATGGCGGGGATGCCGACACCCATGCCGCCCTGGGGGCGCAGGTAGAGGATCGTCGCGCCGGTCTCCGGATCGACCGGGATGTCGATAAGTCCCTCGAACCGGTAGTAGTTCCCGTCAGGGGTGGTAGGCCAAGACATATAGGGACTCCAATCAGATTGGGGCTGTGAGTGTGATTAGCCTTGTGGCGCCAAAGTGACGACGTTGATCGCCTCGAACGCGGCCGTGATGAACCGTTGATGCTTCGCCAGTGGCGCTTCGTTGCGGCGGCCATCACCGATCGTGACGGTGACTGTTCGTTCATCGGGGGTGATGCGCCAGATAGCGTTTTCGATGTAGTCAGTCACCATGCGGGTCCTGCGCATGTACACCAGGGACATGAGTCCGCCGCGGAAAATGTCCCGGTTCAACGCGTACTGGTCGCCGTTTCGGAACGTCACCTGTGCGGTGGTGTTGCCCATCGAGTCGAATAGGGCGTTGATGAACGCGAATGTGGTTTCGATGTTGTATGGGGCGGATGCGGTGGCGTGGAATCGTTCGATCGCGGGGTGGTAGGGGCCGACCTGGTCGCGGCGTTCGTAGTGCTGCAACAGCTGGAAAGCCAGGAAGCTGTTGTTGAGGAACCCGGACAGCAGATCGGAGGGGATGCCGGTAAACCCGATGACGATCATGATGGAGTCGATCAGCCACGCAAACGTGGCGTTCATCAAATCGTTCAACCATTTCGGGGAACGGCCGCCGATGATGTGCTGCCAGCCTTCGGGGGTGTTGTCGATCACCTTGTAGGAGATGATGTTCGAATCTTCACCCGGTTCTGGGGCCACAAGATAGGCGTACGGCTGTTCGAAGTTCACGCCCAGTTTCGGGGAGTAGAACACGCCGTCCATGCCGGGGACCTGCTGGGCGATCGGCTTGAAAATCCCCCCCAACGATCCACCAAGATCGATGACCGTTCGAAGGACCGAGTCGAGCACAGTTTTCGTCGGACCCTCAATCTGTGAGCGGTCTTTCGTCGAAAACACATACGTGGGTTGGTCGAGTTTGGCCCACCGGTCGGGCTGGGGGTCTCCTGGCCGCCACAAGTCCACCCGAGTGTCCACACCGTAGGAGCGGGTGCCGTCCTTGATCACCGCACCAACGGTTTCCATGCGGACCGTACGCCCGAACATCGGCGAGGTGTCCAGGAACGGGTTAGTGCGCTTCACATACATCGGGGTCCGCAACATGCGGGTGAAGGTCTGCATCGTCAGCCCGTCCCGCTTGAGTGCTTGCAGGACAGTTCCGAACCACGCCTTCACATCCGGATTCAGGGAGAGCCCGTTGTTGATGAACTCCATCCACCCCGACTGGAGACGAATGGCGCACTCCGCCACCATGTTCTCCAGGCAGGTTTGCATGGCCCAAATGAAGATGGCGTGGGAGAACGGCTGAGCCTGGATGGGAAGCCACCACGACGGCCAGATGACGTAGTAGTTGAGGATGTCCCAGATAGCGCGGGCGTTGACGATGCCAGTGAGTTCGCCACGCTGATAGTCGTATTCGTGGGACTTGACGTAGAAGTTGTAACGCATGCCTTGCGTTTCAACTTCAACACCGACCATGGTGTTGCGGCAGTCCATGAACATTGGGATCAGAGGGCTGTTGCCTTTGACCTGGATGCGGGCGGTGCCGGCGTCGTTGCGGGGGTCGGTGCCGGTGGCTTCCATCAGTTCGTTGCCGATCGAAGCCATCGGCGTCCAATACTTGTCGCACACCGTGAAGCGGAAACTGGTGTCGACCTTGGATTTTTTCTCCGCCAGGGTGCGGGCTGTGGTGCCGATCAGTTGGGGGTTGCCGGACTGGACTGCCCGCTGCCACCGCTGCTCATCAGTCATCTGCATCAGCGATCGCACCTCCACAGTCATCGCACTTACGGACCTCGCCCATGCTGGACACGCCCTGTTCGAACACGTGATAGAGAGGCGTGCGGATTCCGCTGGGCTTCAGGCACCGTGGGCACCACAAACCGAAATCTGGCTCGCCAGTCCAGATCCTGAAGATGAGCGCCATAGCTAGAGCGGGTAACGCCTTAGTGGGGTTCCGCTCGCGATGATGCGGGAGTCGGCGTTACCGCCAACGATTTCCACTTTCACGTGATACGGCTGAGCACCCCGACCCGGTGACATCGGCGGGATCGCCGCCCGCTCCGAAAACCGACCCTTCAAGTACTTGTACAAGTTCCCCTGCGGGGGGCGGATCCCGAACATCGACTTGATCTGATCCCCGAACGCCGACTCGTTCATGCCGGCGAACGACAGGAACTTCGACAGAGCATCCTGGAAAATGTCGAGCTGCTGCGGCGTCGGCGGAACCACCGTCATGTCCTGCACCAGAGTGGTGTTCACCCGCGGATCGGTGCGCAGGAACACAATCTGGTTCGGCAGCAGTGGCCCGAACTCGACGAACTCGTCAGCTCCGGGACCGTCGTAGATTTTGAAGGTCCCCGGCCCGAACAGGGTGTAGTCGTCGTACATTTTCTGGTCGCCGATGTTGACGCGTTCCAACCACCCCGATTGGGTGACGTTGGCGTTGTCGCCGGCGGACAGTTTCCCGATCGGCGCCGGGGTGGCCTGCGTGATCAACGCGGAGGCGGCGTGCATCCCGTTTCCCACACCGCGGTTGTCCGGCCCCAGGGGGGAGCCGGTGCCGTTCTCCTTCACCGTCATGATCGGCAGCCCGTTGCGCAGCACCCGGAATTTGCGTTCATCATCGGCGTATCCGCAGACGAGGGTGAACTTTTCGGTGGGCAGCGGCGGGAAGATCAGGGGCTGTTCCCGCAGCACCGCGACCTCTTCGAAATCAATGAAGTACGACAGGCGGATCCATCCGATGCCGTAATAGAGGCGGACACCGGATCCGTTCCAAGTGCCGTCCTCGTTGAACCCCATGCGGCCCCAGATGGTGTTACGCGCTGACTCAGGAACGCTCCACTCCTGAAACCCCGAGTGCTGCTGCACGATCACCTGGTTGTTGGTGTCGGTGTCGAAATCGGGCCACGGCCCGTTGACGACCTCACGGTTGCCGGTGGTGAACGGATCCTCCGGGTCGTCCACCCACACCATCTGCCGGCCGTCGGAGGTGCAGTAACCGCCGCCCTCACCGAAGTAGAACTGCGGGACATCCCCCAGGTCTTGGGTGGAGCGATGGTCAGTATCGAAGTTTTCGACCATGGAATCGTAGATGAAGCCGAACGAGTCCGAATGGTCGTAGGTGCGCCAGCACCCGGTGTCGGCCTGCAGGCGCAGGGAGATGCGCTGGCGTTTCTCCTGCGCCCCGATGACTGGGTCTTTCGGGGCGCCCTGGAACCAGCGCACGTTCGCCCACCAATGCCCACCGTCGGGGGTGAGGAAGTCCAGTTTGGCTTCCTTGATCGCGTCGATCGACCCGTACAGGTGCCGCACGATCTGGCGGGTGTACTTGCCGTCCCTGCCGCGTGCCCACACCGTCAGTTCAACTTCGGTGGGTTCCAGGAGAGCATCGACGTGGGTGACGCCGTCCTGGGTGGCGCCCTTCTGGGTGATGTGCTTCCACGGCGGAATCAGACCTTTGAGTCCGTCTTTCGGGACGCGCAGGCACTCGGGGGCTTCGATGCGCCTCGGGATGGAATGCCCACCCATCAGGTAGAACTCGACGGACCCGTCGTGGGCGGTGAGCCTCATCATCGGCTCTTGACCTTTGGTGAGGAAGTACCAGCCGTGGGGGGTGATCGGTCCTGCTGGGTAGCGCACAACGTCAGTCACTGATCACATCCCCGGGGCTGAGTACTGCTGCTGCTGGTGGTAGGCGATATCGCGGCCCGTGCCGTCCTCTGTGGCGCGCTGGTTGTTGACCGTGATGTTGGTGGTGTTTCCGCCCTGGCCGTGCTGGGTGGTGTTCGGATCAACACCGTTGCCCTGCAACGGTGGCTGCGCCTGCTGGCCTTGGCCGCCCTTACCGCCGGCCATGTTCGGCAGTGCGGGAGCCGCACCAGCCAAGCCGCCGAGGATGCGGGTGAACCACGAGTTGTTGGCCAGTTCACTGCCACCAGTGGGCAGGAACGTTTCCATCAAGCCTTGTACGCCGATGCCGGCGACCTGGCCGCCGTACTCGATGGCACGGTTGGCCAGTTTGATTCCAGTTTGCGCTGCCTGCCCTGCGCCGGGGGCCATCAGGTCGAGCCCGGACGCGGCGAGTCCGATCGCGGTGTCGACCATGCCGCCTTGAGTGATTCCGACACCACCGGCGCCGGTCCCGGCCGACGGTTCAACACCGCCGTAGCGGGTGGAAGCGAACGGCGCAGCCTGCGGGGCACCGACCCCCATGAACGGAAGCGCACCGCCACCCACCGGTGCCGCCACCGGCCCGGGAGCCGGACCCGTCCCCGTGCCGGGGGCTGGCGGGTTGTTCAGCGCAGGGTTCGTGTTCTCGGCGCTGTAGATACCCGACGGGTTAGCGACCGGTGCTGTACCGGCATAGCCGCTTTCGTTGCTCGGCGTCCACCCCGGAACACTCGCCCGGGTCGGGGTTGCTCCCACGGGGCGGTAGTAGTGCGATGTGAACGCCGGGTCGTCCGCACCGGTGCCGCCGATACCGCGGCGCTGAGCGGCCGCGTCGCTGCCCCAGTTGAACGGAGTCCCACCCGGCAGGGTGGCCTGCATGTGACTGGAGTTGAAACCCACCCGGAAATCACCCGGACCGCCCACGCCGGGAAGGAATCCCCTCTGGGTAAGCCACTCCGCGGCGTTGCCGGTGTACATCGAGGCTCCGCCAGTGGGGCGGCCGTCCATGATGTTGACGAGATCCTCAACAGCGCTGGAGCAGTCAGCCAAACCCTGCGTCAGGTCGCCGCGCTGATCCTGCGTGTACCGGCCGGCGGGAACGTTCGCCAGCAAGGCAGCGTCACCGGGGTAACCCATGCCCATCTGCCCGCCGAACGCATACGGACCCATCGCCGAAGAACCACCGTAGCCGTACTTCGAATAGTCGATGCCGTTGAACTGGGGACCGAACGCGCCCTGCGCGCCCATGATGCCCATCAACCCATAGCCACCCTTGGACGGGTTGGCCTCAGCGATCGCACCCAACTGCCCCAACAACGGCGCCGCAGCAAGATTCGCGAGGAACTTGAACAAGTTCTCCGCAATCCCCGACAAACCCTTCGAGATACCCAAATCCTGGTCCAGAGCGGCGCCGAACTCGCCGAGCGACGACGACAACCCCTGCAGACCTTTGAGTTGCTTCTCGCCGGCCTTCACCATCTGCTCGTACTGATTCTGGCGGGCCTCATTCAACCGCAGTTCAGCAGCCTGGAAGCCGCGCTCAGAATCGAGAACGTCGTTGCGGGCCTTCTGAATGTCGTCCTCAGTCGCCACACCGGACTGCTCCAACTGGGTGAGCCGGGCACGCTTCTCCGCCAAGCTGTGCCGGGCATCGAGGAAACTGTTCTCCGCGCCCATAACCGACGCATCCGCCGGCATACCCGGGATACCCGGCGGCAAGGTCGTGTCATACGGCACCACAGGGGCATCCGGCAGTTTCGCCTTCTCGCCGGAACCATCCGCCCCAGGCGGGTCCAGGATCGGGTTACCCGCAGGCGCGGGCCCGTCACCCACAGTTCCGTTGCGGCCCCGCCGGTCCTGAACCGACACCTCGATCGGTGTCTGACCGGGAAGGTTACCGAACGGTGCCGAAGGTGCCGGCCCATTCGCATTCGGAACCACCAAACCCGGGATCGGGATCCCACCAACCGAGGGAGTTCCAGGGGCGCCGCCACCCAACTGCGGAAGCGGAGACGGCCGCGGATCCACACCGGTGCCGCCCTGAATGTTGCGGTCCCACCACTCACGGGCAGAACGCCCCAACTGATCCGGGGTGTTCGTGTGGTTCAGTTCGTTCAGGCGGGGGGCATTGTCGGCAAGCGCCTGATCGATCGCATCGTTGATCATCTTCCCGATCGCCGGGACCATGATCACCGCGAGCGCCTTGTTCAACCCACGGGCAGCGCGGTCCGCCTTACCAGGCAACCCATCCAGATCAGTGCCCATGGTGGTGATGCTCGACGCGACCTGAGAAATCGTCGACATGACGCCGATCGTCTTCCACGCCACAAACGCCGCACCAGCAGTCTTGACCAGGTTTTCCCACCCGCCAAGAGCGTTCGCCAAATCGCGAACAATCTCCAGCAGTTCCTTGCCGACCTCAACCGCGCCTTGGAAAAACTCGCGGATATCGTCCTGGTGGGCAGTGACCCACGCGCCCATGTCGTCGATGCGTTCCCGCAAAGTCTTCAACACGTCGACAAGCTGGTTTCCGTCTTCGGTGGGCTTGCCGAAGATGGCGCCGAGGAAGTTCGCGCCGACACGAGCGACCGACGTTTGAAGGTTGCTCATCGCACCCTCAATCGTGTCCCCCGATGCTTTTGCGAAACCGGAAGCGTTGGCCTCCACGGCTTTCATCAGGTCTTCAAGACCGACCTTGCCGTCAGAGATCATTTTCTGCAGCTCACTGCCGGTCACGCCCAGCTGCTGCTGCAGCCACGGCAGGATCGGAATGTTGCGCAGCTGGTTGCCGATCTCCTCCATCGACACCTTGCCGGTGTTGGCGATCTTCAGGAACGCATCACCGATCTCGTCGACACCGGCGCCGGCGAAACCGGCCGCGTCGGTGACAACGGTCATGAACCGCTTTAAATCACCGGTGTTGGATGCCAGTGCCCGGGTGGCCACGGAGAACGCCTGATCCAAGGCGAACGGGGTGTCCGTCACCGCCTGGGTGACGGTGTCCATGACGCGACCCACATCCAGGCCGGCGCGCCCGGTGGATTCGAGGGTCTTGTTCAGGTTCTCCAACCGGTTCTTCGCGGCGTCGATCGCCTGATACCGCTGAAACCCCTTGAACAAGGTCAGGGACGCGACACCGATCAACCCACCAGCGGCGGTGGTGAACGCCAACCCCAACGCCCGGCCCGCCATGCTGCCGACCCGTCCCGCGGCGGACTCGTAGCCCGCCATGGACGCGTTGAACCGGCCCGTGTTCGACACCTGCTGGGTGACCTGGGTGTTGAACGACGTGCCGAACCGGCGTCCCGCGTTGGCGCCGTGAGAGTCGAACTGGCCCACAATGTTCGTGCCGACACGACCCGTTGACCGGTCGATCGCATCGTTCATCGACCGGCCCACAGAGGTGCCGGCAGCACGGCCGGCGTCGGAGTAGCGGCGTTCGATCTGCGCGGCAGTGACAGCCGCGGCACGCTCATCCAAGCGGGAAATGACGTCAACATAGATCGGCATTCCGTCACCTCCCTCTTTCGTCTACCAGTCGAACTTGGCGAACAAGTCGACCTCAGCCTCAGCGCGCAACTGCTCCAGTTCGCGTTCCTCGTCGTCACGCATCTTCTGAACCAGCGGATCCACAAACTCAAACGGCTCATACGCGGCGTCCTTGCCGCCGTTCACCGCGTGATACGACGCCCGCAACCGGGCGATCTCGTTGAACGTTTCGGCCTGCACCCGCTGGTCATAGGTGAACCCGCCACCACGGGCAGCGGTCTTCAACGCGCCCGTGTCAGGCAGAAATTCGAGCAGTTCAAGCAACTCGTAACTCGACAAGATCAGGTAGCCGTCGGCATCACGCGTGGCACGATGCCAATCGGCAATCCTGCGATGATGGAACTGGGACAGGTCACTCGCTATCTGGCGAGGAAACTGCCTCCAAATCCACTGAGCTTCCATCACTTTTCGGGTCGGCATCGACCCGCTTCTTCACTTCAAGGCTCTGCTCATTCCACGCCCGCCACACATCCGCCGCCGACCCTTTGCGACCGTTGATGGTGCCGGCGCGAAGCTTGGCGTAGTCCTCTTCCCCGAGGGCGATCTTGGCAACCTGAACCTCATACGGCGGGTTCATGATCTTGACGTTGCCGTCCTTGTCGGTCTTGCGGTACGGGTTCGTCTTCAACGGGCCGGGCTTGGTCTCAGACGGGAGGACGATCTCGTTGCCGTCCTTGTCCTTGATCTTCTGCTCCGGGATGAAGATGTCCGGTTCGCGGTCGTAGGACTCCAGTTCGAAGTTCAACGCCTCCAGCGCCGCGAGGGCATCATCGTCGAGCATGCGCAGGTTCGGATGAGGCGGGATCACCAGTTCCGTGCCGTCATCCAACACGAGTTTGCGGGGCGCGAACACGCTCGAATACTGGTCGGCCTGCTCAGCAGCAGACTTGCCGGAATTCTCGGGACGGTGCGGGGAATCAGACATTTTTTTGGGCTTCCTTCACTTGGGCTGGAAAGTTTTTGGGCTGTTGGGTAGGGAATTGGGGCCCGCCAGGTGGGTGCCAGCCCAGGACACACAGTGCCCAAAACACCCACCCGGCGGGGGTCTCAAAAGGGGGTTACGACGCGTCGGGGGCCATGTCGGTCCAGCCCGGGCCGCCGTACCAGATGCCCTGCAGGCCACCGGGAACAAGCACACCGGAACCGTTCGGATCCGGAACCATGAAGTACTCGTTCGGCAGAGCCTTGTACGTCAGTTCCGCGGTGTCGGGATCGGTCTTCGAACGGCGCTTCGAACCCTGATCGTCGAGCTTCACCGCCGGGTAACCCTCCACCCGGTAGATGAATCCACCGGAGGTGCGGCGGGCGAAGAACAGCAGCAGCTGATACTCCGGGGAGTCGGCGTCGATGACGTCGCTGCTGAAGTAGTTCGGGTCACCCAGATCCGGCACCAGCGAGTCACCGTTGTCGTCGGTGAGGCGCAGTTCGTTCTCCAGGCGGTGCAGCAGCGGATCCGCGGTCTGCACACCGGTGAACCGGATCGTCTTACCCTTCTCGATGACGTCCGAGTCGACCGGGAACTTCGACTGCAGAACCATCATGTCGTCCGACCGCATGTTCGGGTTGCGTTCTGCCCCGCCGTCTTCGGTCTGGGCGCCGAACTGGAACCAGCCGAGGTTCGGGTTCGGGTTGTGGATGATCTTGCCGCCCTGGATGCGGCGGGCGAACAGGTCGCTGCGCGGCCGGCCGTCCTGCGCGAAGGGTGTGAACTTGACAGTCGTGCCGTCCTCCTCGAACGGAGACATGTCAGTCTCGGCGCCGCGGTTGTCGCGGATCGCCACACACTGAAGACCACCACGCTCAACGGTGGGCTTGTGAACAAAAGCGAAGCCTCCGGCGCCCCAGGACGTGCCGGTAGATGGTTGCGTCATAGCGACGCTCCTTTCAGGAATGGTGAAGGCACCGGAAAGGCATTCCGGCAGAACAGAACGTTTCGGGCTGAAACTCAGACGGGCCGGTAGGAGGTGCCGATTTCGTATCGGGCCACATACCGGATCACGTTCGGATCCTCATAGTCAACCCGGGTGGGACGCATGAGGGTTCGGCAGTAATCCACGTTCACCACCAGACCCGAACCGAGCATCGTGATCTCGGTGAGCGGGTCTACGGTGAGTATCGACATGCGGCGGTGAGTGCGATCGGATTCGGTGACCGCCGCCTCTGGAGTGGCGGCGAAGGTGTGCACCGAAACGCTGGCGGTGTCGATCCCGATCTCCGGGTCATCCCCACCCGCTACCCGAGTGACGAGCCGGAACGGAACAGGGTCACCGGATTTGCGGCGCAACGCAGTCCGACCCAGCGGAGTCAGCCACGCCACCACCACCAGTTCAGCGTCAAGTGGCGCTTCGGGAAGCAGTTCAGGACTTGTCATGGGCGTACCCGCCGAACTGCTTCGCCGTTTTCTCCGCCGGCGCATACTCCGGGTTGTGCACCGAACCGAACTCCACCAGGTGGGCGTGATCGGCAGTCGCGCCGACTTTCCCGCGGCCCCGTGTCGTAGATCGTTGCGTCACCTGAATCGAATCCCGGTACGCCCCGGACTCGACAGGCGAGTTCGCTTTCCACGCCGAAACAACTTCACCTTCCATGAAGTCGTTCACGCCGGCATTGACCTCAGGCAACTTGTCGATGTCACTCAGCTCGATGCCGTACTTGCGCAGTGGGTTACTCATGTCACCTTCCGCAACTCGACGACAATGCCCGGCGCCCATCCGTGGAACCCGCGGGTCCAGTCCTGAACACCCACCACCTCGTAGGTGTCTCCGTCGAACTCGAAACGGTCCTTGAGTTCAACTAGTGCTTTGGGCATCGCCACATCCACATCAGCCACCTGCGTTTCGGTGACCGTGGTGGATCCCTGCTCGATCAGATGCGGGGCGATCGAGTACACCGGCAACTCGACAGGATCACCCCACACGGGGATCTCCTCACCAGTTGAGTCGTAGGTGGATTCACCGGTGAACGGAAGACGAGTCACGGTGTAGGGGGTGGGGAACGTCATCGCGTATCAAACGACCTGACGCAGGCACGTGACCAGCGGCGCAACTGTTTGCGATCCACCGCCGTCAAGTACACGCCACCATTCGAAGCGTCGGCCGTGAACTGGTGGGTCTGCAGAAACTGCGGCCCCGCCTGATTCGTCACCGACGCAACCCCACCCGACCCTGCCGGCGCAGACAAGGCGCGGGCAGCGACACGAGACGTCACGATCCGCACCGCATCCGGAATCTCCTCAAACACCCGCCCCCGGCAATGCTCGGTGACCAGCGCTGACGCTTCTTCCAGAATGTCGTTGACGTGGGAGGACTCGTCTTCGGTGAGTTCACGCCGAAGACGAGCCTCCACATCAGCCTCGTTGGCCAGCAGATCCATCAGAACCCGTTACGATCCGTCCGAATCAGCCAGAACCTCAGCCACCATCGACGCGACCGGGTTGACCAGAACCGGGAACGCGGTGGCGTTGGCATGAACCCACGCCGCGATCGGATCCTTGGTCTTCCACACGCCGACAGCGATGCCCGGCTGCTCGGACATGGCAATGCCGTACTCCGGTTCGCCGGCTTCCAGGGTCGGGCCCAGGAAGGTGGCGCCCAGCTCGTTGGCACCCGTGTTGGGGTCGACCGGGGCCGGCAGGATGAACACCTTGTTGTCCGAGGTGACCCGCTCACCCTTGACCTTGCGGTCATACAGGTAGATCGGGGGCAGCCCGTAGCTGGTGAGCACATTGTTCACCATCTCCACCGACACGATGCTCGGGGTGCCGACCAGAGACGCGGCCATCGCCCGGATTTCCTCCGAACGCTGCAGCGCCGCCAGGACACGCTTCGAGGTCACCAGAGCGCCGGGGGTGGCGCCGTTGTTGACGTCGGCGTAGTACTCCACCCACGCGTTCAGGTTCTCGATCGGCGAAGCGCCGTCCGCAGACCACAGCGTGGAGGCAGTCACCTCGTTGTCCTCAGGGCGGCCGAACGGCACGGTCTGAACCACACCGTTCTCGTTGATCGCCACCTGGCCGGCCTCCAGGGCCTGACCGCGGGCGATCTCCAGCCGGTTCACGATGGCGCGAACCACACGCTGAGCGGCGCGCTCAGCGCCGCCGAGCACGAGGGCGGCACCGTCACGGCCGCGGGCACGAAGCTGCTCGTACTCGCTGATCCGTTCCTTCAAGCCCAGGGGCAGCAGCTCGAACACCTTGCGCTCGGCCGCCCCACCCGAAGCGATCGGGGTCTCAGCGTCGAACGAACGGTACTGAGCCAGTTCACCCGAACCGTCAACACCGACGATGGTGCGGACCACCACATCGGTGACGGTGGTGTTGGGCAGCCACCGCGCCAGAGTGCCCTGTGTCTGCTCGTAGTCCTCCTGCGAGGCGCGAGCGAAACCGGTGATCTCGGCGGGGGTGAGAACTTCAGTCCACAGAGTAGCCATGGTCACGCCTCCAACACGAACGAGCCGCTGGTGGTCGCGTTAGCAGCAACCGTGGACGGCAGTTTGGACAGTTTGATGCGGCCGTGCCAGATGCCCGGCGCGGTCACGTTGCCGGCACCGTCGGTGACGGACTGGTCGGTGAGCAGGAACCCGGCGAGCACGTTCGTGCCGCCGCTGCCGTCCGACGCGTAGGGCACAGCGAGCCCGTTGACGATGGCGTACGCCTCGCCCGACTTGATGCGACCATCGCTGATCTTCGCCGACCACGCCGACGGATCCAGGGTGATGGTGCGGGGGGTTTCGGTGCCGTGGCGCGACAGAAGCCAAGACTGGTCGCCTGCACCGAAGGACTCGCTGCGAATCTTGAGCTGAGTCATGGTGTCACTCCCTTCAGAGTGGTTGCGCAGGCGGCCCGCCTGCGAGGGTTACTTAGTTTTCGCCGCGTATCGTTCGCGGCCGGCCGACAACGTTCCACCCCGCGACTGCGAGGGATTGCCCTGCTGCGGGTTCGGCGCCGGCCCCTGCGGTGCGGCCTGCACCAGCCGGGAAACCTGCTTCAACAGCAGCTCCGGGTCGGTAGCGGTCAGGAACAGTTCGGCGTCCTCATCGCTGATCTTGTGCAGCGCAACAAGATGCGATTTCAACGCCTCAGCCACCTTCTGCGGCACCGCCGCAACCTCAGCCTCCGCTTTCGAGATCCGCTCCGCCGTCTTCTCGGCGTCGGACTTCTGCGCGTCCTCGATCTCCGCGAGCCGCTTTGCGGCTTCCGCGTTGGCCTTGGCGCGTTTCTCGTTCTCTCGGGACTTCGCCTTCCAATACTCAACCGTTTCGGTTGGTTTCGGATCCTGTGGCTGTTCCTGATCGTCCTGTTCGGTTACCTCGTCGACCATTTCGGTTTCAGGGGTGGTGATGTCATCGGACATGTTGGTTGTGACTCCCGTTTCGGGTAATTCCCCATCCGTTTCGGTTGGGGTGGTCTATCGGGCGCCTTGATCGCGCCATGCCGCCAGGATTGATCTGGCGTCGTTCTTGCCGGCGTTCGCTTGGGCTTTGGCAAGTTCTTCGTTCCACGCCTGCACATACTCAGGCGGTTCGTAATCTTGGCCGGGGCGGACTTCCACGGCGATGCATCGGCAGTCGTCGTGGTATCCCTTGGACCCGACAGCACGCTTGCCCCGCTGGGCGCGGACACGTTTCTGCCCTTTCCGCTTCCCAGCCACATAGGTGTCCATTGATTCCCGGCGGGACAAGAGTTCTTCGTTCGTCGCTTGCCCGGAGGCGATCATTCGGCGGTCGGCATTGGTCAGTTGGAAGCTTCGCCCCACGACGTTGAGGGCGGATTCCTCGCTGCGGTACCACAGTTTCCGGTTGGTGTGCCGGGTGGCCATCATGCGGCAGAACGCGCACGCTTCAGGGCGGGCGTGCCGCACCCACCGCGACCCAGGTTCGCGGGCCACGTTGATCAGGGTGGTCTCCCTCGCCCCGTCGAACACCGCGCGCTGCACAGTGCCCTCCAGACGGGCCAAACCCTGCTCCCCCTTCGCCCCCAACGCCCACTCGGCGGACTGAGTGAGCCGTTCCACCGGGATCGACGCCGCGGTTTCCACCGCCAGCGTGGACGATGGCGCAGACAGTTCATACCAAGTGGCTGACATCTCCGCCGCCGCCGACACATACGGATCAACAACCTCAGGGAACGCGTCAACGATCAGCGCCGCGAACGCCTCACTGTCCAGATCAGAAGCCCTGGACCACAGGGTTTGAACGCTACTGCGCGCCAGTAGGCTCAGTTGGCTCAGCAGGAGTTGGCGTTCCGCCGGTTCCACTGACATTGTTCCTCAACTGTTCAACGAGAGCATTGACCGCGGATCGGCGACGATCGATCTGCAACTGCTGCTGTTCCTGCTGAGACAGCCCGATCCGGTCCCACGTCACCGAGGAATCCGGCGGCAGCACACCAGAACCGATCAGTTTCGCCGCCTCATCCGCCGCCGCCGCACGCGTCGGGGTGGCGGCGTCACGCCACGACACACCGATCTGCCGGAACACGTCCTGCGGAATGTTGCGGTCACGGATCATCAACGACAGGCGGGCAACTTCCAGCCACGCCAACCCGAACGACGTCTGCCGCCGCTCCGCACGCTTCACCAAACGGTATTCCTGCTGACGAATCGAATCCGCCGACGACGGGTTATCCGTCACAAACCCCAAATACGGCGCCGGGATGCCCGATTCAGCGGCCAACAGCTGCGAGTAGGCACGCACCTGCTCGATGTACGGAGTGGGTGGCGCCGGGCGGAACTCGTGCAGCTTCACCTCAACCGGGTTGCCCTGATCATCCACCTGCGGGGGGACCGCGTTCATCCGGCCCGCGGTGGCCTTCCACCCGGCCTGCCTGTTCTCCGCCGCAGTGTTGTTCTCCGACATGCCGAACACCTCAGGGTCAGCGTTCAACGCTGTCCACTTCGGCGACGTGTAAAACTCACGGTTGATTTCCATACCGCACAAGGTTCGTATCGCCGCATCAGTCAAATACACCACCGGGCGGGTGATTTCCGACCGTCCGTGCACATCGGAAGCCCGTTCACGGTTCAGCAGACGAGCCACCGGCACCCTGCCCAGGTTGTGAACGTCACGCCACGTCACCTTCAACTGGCCGTTGACGTCCTCAAACATGATTGTTTCGTTCGGCAGGTACAGGGTTTCCATCACAACCCGCCCCAACTCGTCGCGGGTCTGCGACAGAGCCGACTTGGCGCGGCGCAACCGGTAATCCCACTCCACGGTGCACGATTCGGTGGACTCCACCGTCACCAACACATCCGGTTCACCCTTGCTGGTGTCCCCGCGGCCGACAGTGATGAACCCGCACCCATAAATCAGGGCATCCAAATGGCCCCGGCCGGCCTCCACACCCAACTGGTTATCTCGGGCAACCTCATCCAAACCGAGATTGTCGGCGCCGGTCCAGCCGCGGAACTCGAGACGTTCCTCCAGAACATCCACCACCGTGCCAGGCCAGCCGATCACCGCGTTAATCAACTCGGGAAGCTTCTCAGGGGCAGAAATACCCAGATCCTCCGCAGACCGCTTCCCCTCATACAGGTCCGACTTCTCCTGGTTCTGCCGAATGTAACGCTGAAGCTTGAACCGCAGAGCTGAAACCTGCGCGTCCTGCGTCTCATTCAACTGCAGGGTGGGCAGTGCCACCGCGACAACCGGGGAATCCACCGAGATCGTCACCCGATCACCGCCTTCCGCACACGCCGTTCACCCGTCAAACGAACCTTGCTCGAATTCAACGCAATCCGACGCCCCAACTGGGCTCCCACCATGCACACCGCCAAATCCACCTTCTTCGTGGACGACCGCGTCTCCTTCGACAACGACACACCCCACTGATTCGGCCGGTTACGGGCATTGTGAACATGCCGCCGCAACCTGGTATCCCCATCGTGGGTGAACTGCGGCCCAACCCCCTCAGGGCGGTCCTCATCGATCCACTCAGCCACCAACTCGGCCATCTCGGTGAACAGCCGGTTACGCTCCACACCGCCCCGCTGAGACAGCCGCATATCAAACTTCACCGCATGCCCGATATTCGCGCCAGGAGTCGCCCACAACGGCAACCTCGCACCGAAATCACGGTGCCACGCATCAATCAGATCAGCCCAATACAACGCCTCAGTGTCATCGTCCTGCGCCGGCGAAGGATCCACACCGAACCACACCACCCGATACCGGCGCATCGCCTCACGAACCTCAGCATCAACCTCATGCCGAGGAACCTTCCACTCCTTGCCGCCCTTCGGCCGACACCAATGCCCCAACACCCACGTATGACCATCCACCAGGCGGCACGCCACCAAACCCGTATCGTCATCCGTCTTCGAACAATCCAGGAACATGGCGATCTGCTCACGATCGGCCACCACTTCCCCAGACCGGGCCAGCAGGTCAAACTTTTGCGGATCCACCCACGCGTCCTCCGCCGCGGCCAACCCGTTCAAATAGAACCGGATCGTGTCCGCGACCGGCGTCCGATCATCCACCATCTCAGCCGAAATGCGCTCAATGTCGTTCCACGGGGCGTCCATATATGCCGCCCGCAAGCCCCGCACACGGCCCTCTTCAGTGAGGATGTCCGTATCCGGCGGTGCCTCAATGCTGTCGTACAGGATGTCGCGCTTCCCGCGGTACTTCGGTGACATCTGCTTCTGCCACGCGTTGAACGCACCCTCAGCCGTCGAATCCTGCCCCGGACGGTGCGCATTCGTGAACTCACACACCCGTGCCTGAATGTGCTTCGGCGACTTACCCACATTTCGGTACGCCGTCCGCGCCACCTTCGACCCGCCCGACGACTCCGTCATATGGTGCGTCTCATTCAACGCAATGAACGTCGCCGGATCTCCCTCAGCAGTACCCTCAGACGTCGGCGGAACCTCAAACCGGCCGCCACCGTTCTTCAGGATCGTGCGAGTCTCACCACAATCAATGCCGTAATAGTCGCGGGCATCCTGCGACCACATACCGTTCGCGATCCGCAACACATCCTTGGACTGCTCCAAGGAGTTCGAAATCACCTGCACCAAAGGGAACCCGCGAGGACGCCCAACCGGCCGGCCCGTCCGCTCATCCCAGTCATACAACTCCACCGGGCCAAGCATCTCCGCGTTACACATCGACGCCGCAAACGGATCCTTACCCGTACCCTTCGCGCCGCGCTTCACACCCGTGCGATACGTGAACCGGCCATCCTCATCCACGTGATACCACAAGATCAGAAACCGCTTCTGACCAGGCGTATACGTCCACGGCTCACCGGTCTGATAGTTGATCAACCCCGGCTCACCAGAACGACCCTCAGCCCAATCGATGATCGCCGGCCCCAAACTCGAATTGACCAACGCCAACTTCTCATCCGGATCCTGCGGCCACGGCAACGAACACCACGCCCCCGACACCGGATCAACCCAATAACCGGGCAGCAGCAGATCAGAGGTTTCGGTAGTCATCCATCCGCGTCACTTCCGCAGGCGACTCGTTATCTTCCGGAGGATCCACATACCGGATACGCAGATCCCGCAGATAATCCAACGTCGTCCCCAGAACCTTCTCCCGGTTCCGCAGCTCCGTCGCATACTTCGCTTCACCGTCATGCACCATCGCCGCCAGCTCGATCGAGTCAAGCGCGAAATCCCACTCCGACGGACCCCACAGTTTGCAGTGCGGCATCGACCGCCACGCATCCCACTTCAGCCGCGTGCGCGCCGGCCAGGGACGCCCATCCGACCGGGACGACGGAAGGTCAGGGCCACCCTCGTAGGGGACCCGCACGACCTCAGTCCAGTCGTGGGTGGGTTTGTGGCGATTGACCGCCTGGCCAGCGGGTTTCGCTTTACGACCCGCTACAGGCATCGCAGAAACTCCTTAATGAAAACGATTCGCATTTCACACGCACCGCAACGCACT